AGCAGGGGATGAGAGAATCGAACTGCATTGACCACTTCCTTATTCCGCTCTATTACTGGGCTTCTGGCTTTGTGCCTTGATTACTTTGATTACTTTGTAATCAAAATCCTAATAATTGATAGCATTATTAACTTGCTCAATCTTAGTTCTATCAGTCTTATTACTGTAAATGTAATATTTTCTTGTTGTCTCAATGCTTGTATGCCCCATCATTTCTGTTATAACAGTGTCGCTCACGCAATTATCATACAATGCAACACTGTATGCCCGGCGGACTTTGTGCGTGGAACGATAATTAATGTCTAGTGCCTTGCATATCTTATGCAACTTTCTGTTAAATGCTTGTTCCTTTATACGCTCTCCCTTTTCTTCAAACATATAAGTTCCAAAAGGATTTAATCTGCGAATTGCCTTAACAGTATTTACAGCTTTGTCTGGAATAATTATATCTCTTAATCCTGCGTCAGATTTAGGATAGTCGCTTACTATCTTAGCCCATTTCCCATTTTCATCTCTGACCTTAATTTCTGTTCTTTGTATAGAAATATAATGCTTAATAGTTCCATCTTTCAGTACAGTGTTGTGAATATCAGAAAACTTAAGTGATGATAACTCGCCAGCTCTCATTCCACACTCAAACATAAGTAATAATCCCAGGCTCCTTATATCATATCGTTGCCATAGATATTCTGTGATTCTTGGAATTTCATCCTCGAAATACACCTGTTCCTCTTTCTTTTTCACATTTTTAGTAAAAGCTCTGCGTGATAAATCCAAGTCTCCCATAAATTGTGTGATACTTAGATTAGTATACCCCTTTTTCTTGGCATATTTAAAAATGCCATTAATAAGGATTCGCATATCAGAATATGCCTTATGTGTAAGCTTACATTCGGCAATAACAGTCTTAATAAAGCATTCTAAGTCATCTTCTGTAATGTACTTGATTTTCTTATCTGCCATGTGATATGCTTCATTAGTGAAAAATCTGGCAAAGTTATCATTATACTTATCATATGATTGCTTCTTGATTTCGTGATATTCAAGTTTTTGGTCTGCCCATTCCTTGAATACAGCCTTAACTAAAGGTTCATTAGCGAGTTTCTTGTAGTGTTCCACAATTCCATCTTCAAGAGACTCTTGCGTTGAACGCTTTAGCAGCTTTCTGCCGCTTGATGTGCTTTCGTCTGGCAAGTATGTATACCACTTCTTATCCTTTCCTTGCCAGATTTCATTATTGTGTGCTTTTAAATATTTTTTCCTTTCGTTCATTTCAATTTGTTTTTGAACATCGTCACGAGAGATAATACCATTCTCTAGTACATAATTCAACAACTCTTTGTCTGTTAATTCCAATCACAGCACACCCTTTCAATTTTATTTTTAATGTTCCTTATTCTCCTTTCAAGAGTTCTTTGCGATACGCATAATCGTGCAACTATCTCTTTTTGTGTAAAATTCCGAGAAAGAAGTTTGAATATTCTCTCTTCTTCCTCGGTAAAATTGGCATTTTTAATTATTCTTTCAAGTTCTGGCTTTGTAAAATCTGAAAATTTCATAAAGCCACACTCCTTAATATTTAATTTTGATTTTAGTTTCTTCTTCTAACTGTTCAATAAGCTCTTTTGGGTCTATAAGTCCTGCATTGAAATCTTCATTAAATTTATTGATTTCGTCAATAAGACGCTCCAATCGCTTATTACCGAATCCAAACTTGTCATGCAAAACCCATAGCAGAATTATCAAGGCGTTACCAAACATTTCTTTATTTTCTTTGTTCTTTTGCCTGCTTAATTGAACTCTCATCATTTGTTCTTGAAATCTTCGTTGTTCTGACTTACTCATTTAGCATAGCCTCTCTTTTCTTTTTCTCTCGGTATCTTCTACAGTAGATAGCGTTTTTACCTGTTTCAACTCTCTTAGCGTTTATTTTATTTTGCGCAACCTTACCCTTATAAGATTGTTTATATCTTTTCTGCGCGGCTTTGCCTTTTTCTGTCTGAAAATATTTCTTCTGACTAACTCTATGTGCTTCTGACCAGTTGTATCGCCTACGTCTTTCTTTGCCTTTTTCTGTCTGTTCGTACTTTCTGTCGTATATAGCTTTTGCTCTCTGTTTAAGCTCTAAGTGTTCCAGTTTATTTTCAAAAGCAATATCTTTATCAAATTTGTTTTGTTGAGCTGTATCTATCTGCTCAAGTCCGTTGTATATGCAATCTTCCAACATACAATTAAAACAATCTGGATAAATACAATTTTTAGGTTTCATAATTATTACCTCATGGCGTTTATTTTGTCTTGAATATCTTGAGGTATTTCACAATAGCTTTCTGCATTTATATTTTGACCGATAAGGGCATTTTCTTTAATTTGTAATGTATTTATATCTCTTTGGAATTTTTGCTCGATTTGAGCCTTGTACGAATTTGCATTCGTCTTTTCGATAAGTGATTTGATATTGTCTGGCATACGATTTATTTCATTTGCACGCTTAACAATTGTTTCATAGGTTCTTAGAAAATTTGATTGTATTACTGTTTCTATCGTCTGATAATCTGATGTCGCCCAGTTTTTAAGATTGTCTGGCATACCTACAGCTTGTTTTACAAGTGGCGGTAGTTTGTTAAATTCTTCAACTGCCCCATAAGTACCATTCCTTAACGCCTTACTAACCAATCCCCAAGCTGTCATTCCGTCAAACTCCTGTGGTTGTGATATAGTCTGTATCTTGCTCATTATCTGCCCTACATCTGGTGCAAATCCGCTAGTATTAGTTGCAATGCAAGCTCTTAACGCTTGCAAAACTAATTCTTCTGGATATTCAGCAAGCATTATATACCAAGCATTAAGAGTAACCTTCTTATCTGGTGGATTGTAGTTAGGATAATAAGCCTGTATCGTCATTAGAAGTTTTCCAACCTGTTCTTCTGTCATTTCATCGCCTCCATCCATTCATCAAATACATTTTTCTTGCCCTGCTTATTAGAATTATCTTCTTTCAGCTCAAACAGCCCTTGCCAGCAATGGTCTACTGACTGATTAAGAATTTTAACTGCCAAATCATTATCTCCACCTGATAGCTTTTCAAGTGTATTCATAGCCCTATGCAATGCTTTGTCAGTACAGATAGGTTTTTTAATCCTATTACGCATTGTCACATATTCATTAAATGCTTCATCAAGCAATTCATCATCGGGATAATAACTTTTCTTTTTGGATATTGATTTATCAATATCTTTTTCTATATTCTTGTCTTTTTTAATTTCTTCTGTTCTTTCATTCTTACTTTCTTTTAATATAGAGTTTGTTAATAGAATGTTATCTGTTTGTTGATTGTTTGTTAAGTTGCTTGTTATTTGTTTGTTATCTTGCTTGTTATCCGTTTGATACAAATTGTAGTTAACCACAGTAAATATCGTGAATTTGTTTGTTGCTTTGCTTGTTATTTCGCCTGTTAATTGTAAGTGCTTTAGTGAGGTACGAATTTCCATTACAGACAAATTAGTTTCTTTTGATAATTCAGATATTGAAGAGGGGAAAGACCCTCTTTCAATTATCTTGCCTTTATAATTTCCATCTTTCCAATAGGCACTTATCAACATATACATAAAAAGCCTGGATGTATTAATATCGCTCCACCATTCCCACTTTAAAATCTTTCTGTCAATTTTAATAAAATTGCCTGCCATAATTACCTCTTCAAGTTCTGTCACATTGTTACTTCACTAAATCGTTGATATTAACTCTGAATCCGTCAAATTTCTTACAACCGCTTTCGATATAAGTGATTGTATCAAAAAATATCAGATTCCCTTTCTTATCCGTTGCCATACTCACGCCATTCTGTATTAAGTTGCTTTTGAGTAAATCTAGTATTATCTGTATTTCTTGCTTTGTTTCGTCTTTCATACTGTATCTCCTTGGTTGATATTTAAGTTTTTAAACATAGCACACATAACATCTACAACTATGCTGTTTCCAAACTGCTTGTATAGCTGCGTGTTGCTGTTTACTGCTGCCATTTTGGATATGCCCTCGTCCGATACTCCCATAAGCCTGCCACATTCTCTGGGTGTTAGCTTTCTGATACGATAGCCAACAATGTATAAATATGAATTTCCACCAGCATTTCCAACCGGCTGAGAATTTAATGCCATAGCACAAGCATCGGAACTATACACTCTGTTTCCTTGCCTGTACTGTGAGCCAAACTCGTTTTCTTTTCCAATACCACCTAGCAGTGAAGGCTTTTCAAGTAATAAATTATCTTTCTGCACACTCGTTAAGTAATTACTGGTCCCTTGCGTATTCGCTTCTAACCTCTGTTCTGTTGGACTACCCACGGACCTGTCGGACGGATTATCGGGATTTCTGCCACGCATAGCAACTATCTGACTTTCACAAATCTTAATCTGCTGTGTACCACCGCCCTCAATCGTTGTGATATTCGGAGATAACCCATTCTCACTATAAACTGTATTAGACTGGTGCTTTCCGGTTCCGTTATCCATAAATCCCAATTGATTAACTAATATTTTCGGTTCTTGACCGCCACCTTGCATAGTACTCAATGTTGGACTACACACCCCCCCACGTCATAAATTCGGTTCGTACTTTCAAATTTGCTTTCAAGCGAACCTATCACTTTAACTTCATTCATTAAAACAACTCCTAAATCGTGTTTTTCAGCTTTTACACACCGGGAAATACCCCCCAATAATGCCTTTCTGAAAATTCTCTGAAACTTCCGTGTAAATACTTCCTATTACTTCCATTCAATCACTCCGTTACTTCCATAATTATCAAAGCCTTTGTAGTCTCTTGCTCTCAATGTTGTTGCAATATCAATTTGTTTATCTAATGTCGCTCCTTGGTCTTTCAACAACACAGTTTCCCTCTGACCGCAAATTGCTGATTCCTGCGTCATATCTTGCTTTGATGCAGTTTGCAACTTCTCTCTGTTGTGGCTTATTGATTGTTCCGTCAACGCAAGTCTGTCTGTCTGTCTGTCTGTCTGTCTGTCTGTCAAGATTATGTTGTGGTAATGTGCCATTGTCAATAAGCTGTTTTATCAGCTTGTCAGCTTTTTCATTGTTGATGTAATACTTTTCATCTACATTATCCTCAAGATAGTCTTTCAACTTCTTTTCAAGTGGTATCGGTTTTGGAAAGTCGTATGAGTAATTGCCAAGGAACGAAAACATAAAACACCTGTTTCTGTTCTGTGCTACTCCATAATTCTTAGCATTCAAATCTTGCCAATAATTTGTGTACCCTAAACTCTCTAAGAATCCCAACCACTTCTCAAAATCATTGATGTTTTTCTTGCCGTGTACTTGCGGTACATTCTCCATAAACAGTATTTGTGGCAGTTCTCCATTGCCATCTCTGATTTCGGTTAAAATCCTCTCAACTTCCCATAACAGACCGCTTCTTGTTCCACTACCTTTACTCATTCCCATTTGCTTTCCGGCGACAGACAGGTCTGTGCAAGGAAATGAGTAAGTCATCATATAACAATACTTGTCTGCATCAACAATATTTAAGTCATCAGCGTGTGCCTTTGTTATATCCATAGTTGGAAAGTCCGTTCCGTGTACTGCGTTATAACTTGCTATGGCATACTTATCAAACTCTACAACCCTGTAATGCTCAAATTTTGCACCTATTCTCTTTAGTGCCATAGCCTGCGAACCATATCCGGCGAATAATTCTATCAATCGGATAGGCTTTGTTATACTGATTGGCTCTCTCGTGAAGTCAAATATGCTCATTTGATTATCACAAGAATAATTTTCAAAATTCATAAAATATACCAAAAGGAAACCTCGGTTTTATGTCGCGACAACCTATTCCTTTCTTTGATTTTTTATTTATTGTTATACCTTTTTCTTAATGCGTTCTGTACCTTATTCATTCCCTTAATGTCACCGACAATAAAAGCTATTTCTGCTCTATTTTCTGTCGCTTTTGTTTCCGCTTCCATATCGTGCAGTCCGTACTCTATCTGAATAATTTCATTTGCAGTAATTCTTTTTAAGATTTCTTCACATTTCTTCTTACTTAAAATCTTCATTCTGTTTTGCTCCTTTCAACTTTTCTGCCAGCATTTTAAGTTCTACATCATCACAATTTACTTTCATATAGCATGTATCTCTTCGCTTTTTAAGTTCTTCAATGCAATCATCAATAGCCTTGTTGTAGCCCAACTTAAACATATTTACATCTTCGATAGTGAGATTTTCAAATGAATCAACCATTGTCTTAGCGACTACGTTCACGAGCTTCTTGACATAATCCTGAACTTCAATATCAGTAGTTTCAATCTTCATCGTTACCACCCACTTTCGTACAATCACTTTTAAGCATATCTGCCTTGATTAACTCACAGATAATATCAAGGTAAGTTCTGTTGTCTCTATATCTGCAATTTGCTTCTTTGTGGATTCTTGGGTCATTATCCCTCCAATCATTAACGCTAAAATATGCATCACTTACATAAAGCATTTTTATGCCCTTAGCAATGCAAAGATAATAACAATCATGCTTGCCATATACGCCCTTGCATTTCTTGAAGCCGAACTTCTCAAACTCATTAGTTTTAACTGTTGGTATCAGCATTACTTTCACCCACTTTCAATAAATCCATAAACTTCTCATACTGCTTCTGCGACACCTTATTATTAGCCTTATCCGCTCTCAATTCGATTTTAAGGTGCTTTTCGGCTATATTGGATAATTCCCTTGCAAGGTTCTTTCTGCCTTGCTGTACGCCGTCTCTGTAGCCTTTAGAGGGCTTAAATTCGTTTATCTTTTCCTTGCCCTCTCCTTGGCCGCCTGCTGTCTTATTATAGCGACACTGATAACCTTTCTTGGTGTACTCCAAAATCCAGTACTGTTCCCATTTATCAAGTTCAGATTCGGGATAATTGATAAAATTCAATCTCCACCCATAAGGGTTGTCAAAACTGTAAAAACCCCTTTTTTTAAGGGATAGGTCTATGTGCTGATACCCTACAAGGTGTCCGCACATTCTTTGACATATATGCACTGCCTGCCCTACGTAAAAGTATGAAATATTGTTTTCGTCAGTTCTTGTCAAAAAGTATATTCCACTCCTGTCATTCAGCTTTGGATTTATCTTTAGAAGTCGCTTTCGATTTTCTGATTCTATAGCTTTCGCCTGTCTTAACTTCTTGTAATCCATAATTACACCTCTTAATTAAATGGTAATCCCTCGTCAGCTACACCATCTGGAATAGCCATAAAGCTGTCATTACTGCTGTTGCCGCCCATAATTCCATTATTGCCACTCTGCTGATTAGTACGGCTTTCGCAGAACTCGTGTTTTTCAATAACACAATCGTTAGTGTAAACTTTCTGTCCGTCCTTGTTGGTATAGTTGCCTGTCTGCCATCTGCCCTCAACGATAATCTTAGTGCCTTGATGAAGATACTTCTCTGCAAACTCTGCATTCTTGCCGAATGCAATACAATTAATAAAGTCTGCTGCCTGTTCGCCCTCTTTCTTAAAAGCTCTGTCAACAGCTAATGTGTACCTTGCTACCGCCATACTTCCGTTTACTGTCTGTAAATATCTAATCTCTGGGTCTCTTGTCAATCTTCCACATAAAATTACACGATTCATTTCTTTTCCTCCTTACTTTCCTTTTACAGAAAAAAACAAATTTATAATAAATACCACAAATAAAATTATCTTAAATGCTATGTTAATACCTAATATACAAGCTATCCATGATATAACAAAGCTTTCTACCAAAGAGATAACTAACTTAATAAGTATAAATAATAAAATTGATAAAATATAGTTCATTACTTTTTCTCACTTTCTAACAACTCTGGATTGTCAAACACATTGCCGATAACCTCATAGTCAACGGCTTTTCTATATTCTTTAAAATCACTGGTTTTCCAATCACAAATCATTGGCTCCCATTTTCCTATTGGAATGTTATTTGAATTATTTAATACAATGTCAAATCTTGAACAAGATTCATTCCATTTAACGACGAAATAATTTCCATTATGGAGAATATCATTCTCCCAAATCAGATTGCCATTCTTGTCTTTTAAACCTGTGCATTGGCAAAGAGTTTTAGCGTCACACGCCCATTTGCTTCCGTCACTTTCTTCAATTGCACATCTATTGCCTTTTAAAGCTATAAGTAAGCCTGTACACCATACAGAATTAGTATCTATTGCCTTAAATAAATATCTATCGTTCACCTATTCCACCTGCCTTTACAATCTCGATTGCCCTACTTAGTCCAGCATTATATCCTTGATGCACATCTGATAATACAGTCTCAGAATCTATGAATTTATCTTTTCTTAATTGTTCCACAACCTTGTTTACATCATAGGCAGTTGGCTGTTCATCAATCTTTTGTGCCAACGCATAGAACATATCCTCGCTGTTTCTTTGCGTAAGAAGAATATCCATAAACCATTGTTGATATAATTCTTTTTTCAATTCATCTGCATCAATCAATCCCATTGTTTGCCCTCCTATTCCGCTTCTGATTTAAGCCACTCCATACAACTAGCTTCTCCCTCGTATTCCTCGCCGAATGTGTTTTTAAATCCGACAAGAAATTCTGCTAACTCTTCATCTGACATATTTCTTATTCTGTCAGCGTTAGTCATTTTACTGTCACATCTGCAACAAGGCTCATTATCTCTTGAATTGCTGTTGTGTTGGCAGTTACAAGCGTGAATATCATCAATTCCACTTCTTAATTCAGCTAACTTGTTGTAAAAATGCCTGACATATTCATCTGTATAATTACCATATATCTTTTTAAATTTATTAAATTCATATATAGCATTGTCTTCTGCTAGTTCTCTTATATCTTCTTTACTCATTTTCTCCACCTCTCAATTCTTTCAGTTTTGCTTCTGCTTCGGATTTTGTGAGGAATACTGAAATCCCCAAGTATCCGCTATGACTTTTAAGAGAGTTATCGTCGTATCGAACAACTAACAAAGGCTTTCTGCTTATATGATATGTTTCTTCTAACACAAAACCCTTTCGTACCTCAAAATCCACAATACAGTACGCTTCAGGCGGTATCTTGATTAGCTTCCTTCGTTGTTCTAAGTCCTCATAATCTTTCAACTTAAAGTATGCTTTCAGCCAATATTCGGCATTATCATCTAGTGTTGGTATTTCTTTATCACTGTTTGTTAATCTCTCCATTTCTACCCCTTTCTGCCAACGTGTAATAGCCAGCTTATAAAATGCAATATAAAGAATAATGGGTCTAGTACAAACACAATTGCAAATACCAAGACACAAGCAAAAATGTTAAGGTCTGTACATTTATATATCTGCCTTGGAGTAACTGCAACATTGTCATAGTCCTTAATTGTTGTGAAAAACATAGTGATAATAAATATGATATAAAAAGCTAATATCAGCATTTCCTCTCCTTTCTGCCTTTAATCGTCCTTTTCTTCAAAATCTTCGCAACTATCATCATACATAGTCGCTATTCCGTAATTGTCGCTATCGGTATTACTACAATAAAATTCTTTTTCTGTTGTAGAATACTTGTTATATTTGCATTCTCCGCAAATTTCTCTAGCCATATAATCTCCTTTCTAAAAGGGACACGCATTTTAATAACCGCCTGCCTCTTTCATAACTCGTTTAAACTCCTTGTCAGAAATGCCGTATATCTCGATATATTCGTATTCAGGCGCAAACAACACAAGTATGTCATCCTTATCATAAATAGGCATTCGGAAATCTGGCATAATTGACGGCGTATCAAACATTTGTATTCCACTTTCAAAATGCGCCTTTAGAAATTCAATTAGCTTTTCTATTCTCAAAACGGACATTCATCTCCTTTTCTTAATCATCTTTCAAAATACTCATATCGTAGCCACTTTCAATGAATTTTAATGTCTTTTTGTGGTTGCAAGCGTTGCCTAAGTATGTATAAATCTTCTCCATGTCTTTTTCCGAAAAATCTGTACCGAGGTAATTATTTACCCCTGCAAGGATAAAACTGTGAAATTCATCATTTTTCCGCTTTGTGCCGTACGGTTCTGTTTTGTAAGCAGGTCTTGAAAGCCACTCTAAAATTTTGCATTTAACATCTTCCTTGTCGTTACAATTTCTTAAAATAAAATATGTATTAGTTCTGATATGTGCTATAAACTCTCCATTATGGTTAATAACGCTCCTTGGAAAGCAATCCATCAGTTCTTTTATATCATTCCAATTGTTTAAAATGGCGGTTCATCTCCTTTCCTTAAAATCCAGCTCTTGCCCTGTTCCGCAACATCTACATTCGCCCCATTTACAGCATTTTTCATCTTGGCAATAAAACTATCCTTATCAGCATTTTCACTTGACAAATGGCACATTATGACATTTTGTAGGCTGTCTGAATCGTTAGCCTTAACAAAATCACAAGCGGTATCAATGCTTAAATGACCTCTGAAAACGTGATTAGCTTTCGGATTGTCAGTATCGACCAAATCCTTGTCATAGTTCACACCTAAGAGAATGTGGTTTATGTCTTTGAAACGCCACTTAATTAGCTCTGTGTCGGTTATGTAAAGTAACTTACCCATTTCCTTATGTGCTATCAGAAATCCATAACAAGGACATTCTGTTCCGTCTGCGTTGGTATGCGTCCACCTGCCATCTACTGTAGTTAGGTCAAAAGGTCTAATTGTGAAATCGCCAAAATGCGCCACATCAAGAAAAATATCAAGTGCCGGATTAAATACACGAATACCCATATTTCTAATATCAGCTACCGATTTGCTGTGGTCTTGATGTTGGTGGGTACATATTGCACCCACAACATCTTTAACATTCCAATTCAAGCCTTTTTTAATCTCCTTAATGCTTATTCCACAGTCAAGGATAAGTGTTTCTCCGCTGTTGGAAGTTAAGGTGTAGCAATTTCCTGTGCTTCCTGTTGCGATACATTTAAGTTTCATAAGCACCCTCCACAGCAACCATAAGGCACATTAGCGTTGAATATTTCGTCTATTTCCTCTGCATATTTCTTAAAGCAGTCAGGTATCTCATTAAAATCTATCTGCCATTCTCCGCCTGTAACATTGCCGTTCCAATTATTGTCAAATGAACAACTACCGCCGCTTTCCCAAAACTTAGGATAATCAACTGTACTATCTATATACCTATTGCCAAATCTAATTGTTCTTCCGTCAATTTCAAGCGTTAAAATACCACTGCAAAGATTAGGATACTTACCTGTGTATGATATAAATTTAACGTGTTCAGAATCGGTATTTTTATTAATTATCATACTTCCACCTCATCATCTTTCGGGAACTGGAAAGCATTCATTTCACGATATGATTGGTTATATTTAACCAATTCTTCATAATTTAATGATTTTTCCATATGTTCTGTAGCTCCACTCGCTAAGACTTTGAAAACTTCAAGTCGTTCATACTGTTCTCTTAACATTTCCATAGCCTTAATTGCCTTTTCTTCGGTGGAATATTTAGCCAACCTAATGTCACTAATCAAGTCTTCTACTCCTGTTAAATTACGGTTTAAAAAATAAACATCTTCTTCGAACCTCTGAATAACTACCATTTCATAAGGAATATCTATTGTTCCGTCCTGTGAAATTACTCTCATATCAGTTCTCCTCGCTCTGCATGAATGGTGGCAATGTGCTGTCTGTTTGTTCTTCTGTTGTTTCTGTGGTAGTATCTTCAACCACAACATCACCAACGACATCACCCTCAACAAAATCTACGCTGTTAGCGTTCTGCTCAATATTGTAATCAACATCAGCCTGCATACGCTCATCATAACTAGGCAACTCTTCCTCATTATCGTAATTTCCGTCATAGAACGAACCATAAGTATTGTTAATCTGCTTTAACAGCCTGTTCTTAACAGTTTTCATAGCCATCTGGTCTGTGAATTTCTGATGTGTGCCGTTTTCGTTCTCTTTATAACCAAATCCCTGTTTCCAAGCCTGCTTAATCTGCTTGATATTCATAACCTCTGTGAGAATACTTCCGTCATCCATAGTGGCTATTGCGTAAGCACCCTTAACCTTATCGTTGTCGATGTTTTCAAAATCTTGTTTGTGAGTGACAATGTGCTTCTTGCCATTAACAATCTCATATTCAAATGTATCGCCATCATAGATAACTTCTGCTGTTATATCTTTAAGTCCGTATCTCCTAGCAATACAAGTATTTCCGTACACTGATTTCTGGCACTGTAACTTACCGCCATAAGCAACCGGATAGCACTGTTTCTTCTGCATTGACAAACCACTTGTAACCATTTCCACAAGTGCATTTTCGATACTTGCCCTTGTGCAGCTCTTTAATACTGGCTGCTTGTTATTATCTACTGTGTCCTGTAAAATCAGCATTGCCGACATAAATTCATTCGTATAATTATAATCTTTAGGAAATGTAAGTCCGAATTTCTCTTTCTCTCTGACTTTCATTACCATTCCTTCTGTAAAATCCTTAGCGACAAGCTCTCTCTTTTCACTTTCTGCTACTGCTGTTGTTTCTGCCATAATTAGTTTTCCTCCACTTCTTTAAATTCGCCATCTACTAATTCGTAGAATGTATCTTCTTTGATACGCTCTCCGTCAACGTATTCGGTCTTAACGCATTTAGGAATCCAAATGCAGAAGCCTTTTTCATCTTTATCACCCGTTCTTACCCATTCAGCAAGTGTTATCCAGCTACCTTTTTTAGCTTTTGCCTGCGACTGATAGCCTGCTGCCATAACAACTGAATGTTTACCCTTAGATGTTATCCGTGCGGAATCTCCACTTGAACCTATCTTTGCGGAATATCCACTTGAACCTATCTGTGCGTAATCTCCACTTGAACCTATCTTTGCGGAATATCCACTTGAACCTATCTTTGCGGAATCTCCACTTGAACCTATCCGTGCGGAATATCCACTTGAACCTATCTGTGCGTAATCTCCACTTGAACCTATCTGTGCGGAATTATTGTCATTTTCTATGTCATCTTCAATTTCCTCAATCTTCGTTTTCTCCAGAGTAAAATCTATGCAAGCCTTAATAAAACCTTTTAAGCCCAACTTGGCTTTAATGTGAAGCTTATTAGTTGCACATTTGTTTTCTCTTTTAAAAACTTTTCCTAGCGGCTCAACTTCTGCAAATTCTGAAATCTCGCCATTCTCATTCACAAGAGGGTAATAGTCCAGTACATCAAATGGATTTTCACAATAATGCATAACACCAGCTTCGCATATCTCATTTCCATTTTCTTCATATGTTGTGTTCTCTTCGTACTGCTTACCTTTGCAAGTAAAATCTGGGTTAAATGCTTTATATGCCATAATTATTCCTCACTTTCAATGATTGCTTTTAAGAAACTCTCTCTAGTTTCAAGGTCTTTCTTTGCATATTCAACACTTTGTTCTGCTTTTTCCTTAAACTTACTCTTAGCATACTCAAAGTTAGGTTCTGTAAGCACCACGCACCAATCCTTGAGCTTGCCTATATCATCCTTTCTTACTCTGTTAAGATAAGTCGGGAAAACGCCAATCTCCTTGCAATAAGTCTTAGGCTTTTCTATTGCATCGCAAACCTCTACTGTAATGCCAGAGACGGCATTTGTTTTATAAAAATAAAGTTTCATATCATCCCTCCACAATCTCTAATTTCTCGCTATCATTGACAATCAGCATAATCAACTGACTATCAACCATATCAGCAACCTTCTTTTGATTAGTGTTGTCAAGACTCTCACTATCATCTAAGATAATAGGCACTGACATATCGCTAATCTTCTGAATAGAATTACAAATATCAACCCTGCCTAAAATTCTGTTGCCCTTGTTACTCATAGTTGTAAGAATTGACTTTCCATTAACTGTAGGTATGCAAACCGACTTGTAACCGCCAGACTTGTTCAGTTCAAACAGCTTCCACTTAACAAGTGAGAAATGACTGTTAATGCTGTCAGACAATGTTTCATTCTTTGCCTTATCCAGTTCATTAAGCAAATCAAGGATTTTTTCAGCATTGGTCTTATTCTGTTCCTGCGTACGCTGTTCTGCCCTTAATTCTTCAAGTCGCTGTTCGTCTTTCTCTGTGTTGCTTTCAGCTATCTTCTGCTCACATTCTGACAACTGCTGCCTTAAATCATTTTCCTGTGCCTTTAATTCAACCTTGACTGCCGATATGTCATTAGCCTTGTGCATAGCCTGTTCCTTTTCAGCTATCTGCTGTTCAAGTGCCTTGTACTCTTCTGTGGCCGTCACATCAATTTTCTGTGGAAGTTCGGATAACTGCTTTTCAAGGTCTGCAATGGCAGTATTCAGCATTTCAAGGCTTTCCTTGTGCTTTGGCAACCCTGCTTTAAGGCTTTCAAGCGTAGTTTTTTCCTTATCAAGTCTTTCCTTGTACATATTGCCATTGTCAGTAATTGTCTTTAAGTTATCAGCCTTATGCTTTGCAAAATCAGCCTTTAACTGTTCTTTCTTATCTTCCTTATATTCATTACCGCAATAAGGACAGATAAGGCTTGAATCATCAAACTTACGCTCATTTTCTTCTTTCCACTTATCACGCTCTGTCTGTAAGTAAGCCTTAATGCTCTCAATGGTCTTTTCTGAACTGGCAATACAGCTTTCGGTATCGGCAATAGTCTTTTCTGTCTGTTTAACAAGAAACTTCTTGTCGGCAATCTTATCCTCAATATCTCTCCTAACCTTGATATTTTCCTCGTTAGCCTTGCGTGATAAATCTCCCTGTTTGAATTTCAAATCAAGAATATCTGCACTAGCCTTATCGTATTCAGCTAACAGCTTGTCATTGTCAGTCTGCTTTGCCACACAATCAGCAATCTGTACTTTAAGGCTGTTCTTCTGTAATTCAAGGTCAGATATTTCAATAGCCTGCTTAATCTGAATATCTCTTTCCTTTTCCTTAATCTGTCCGTCAAGGATAGGTAAATCCTTGGCAATCTTAGCCTTTGTAGCTTTATTCATAGCAGATAATTCTTCCGTTGTGTATTTCTCTAACAGCGGTACTAACTCCGCTAATTCAGCCTTAGAATGTGCTATATCAAGGTCTGTCACATTCTCAACAAGACTGAATAAGTATTCTCTCATTTCAGCCGGCTTCTGATTAAGAAATGCATTAATGTTACTGCACATCTTAAATACATTCATATCAACATCAAGATATGCATTGAAGTCTTTTAATGTCTTAGGCACATCATTGATAAAATACTTGTTATCGTCCTTATAACTGCTGCCATCCTTGCTATAAGTACGTTTCTGTACTTTCTTCATAGCGACTTCTTTTCCGTCAACATCAAGTGTAAGTTCAACTGATACGTCCATATCATCAACTGATACTCCGTCAACTTCTCGTCTGACAACCGGATTATCCTTTAACTCATAATCACAGTTAAACAAGCACCACAAATACGCCGTGGCTATTGTTGATTTACCTACGCCATTCTCAGCCATAATCTTTGTTATGTCGTAAAAATCAAATGTTCTGCTTGCGTAACACATAAAATTCTCTAAAACCGCTTTTTTTAAAAATATTTTCATAAACAATACCCTTTCCTTATTAAATATTCATAACAAATACACCATCTTCAACTTGAAAATTATCAATTTCCCTATCCGCATAGGCTGAATACTTAGCTTCTTCAAACGAACCGTTAAATACTGTTCCACGCAACGCTGACCATATCTGACACATCGCATCTTCATCAAGAGCCATACCTGCTAACTCTCTAACTGTAATATCGCTACACATTAGCTTCACCCTCCTCTGCATAATCAATCTTGCTTACCGATACTTCATAAGCGGTTCTTGTTTCAACTTCATTGTCGCTTATCTTCTTAGCGTATTCCCTGCTCTGGAATCTGCCCTGAATCTGGATATGCTCCCCTGTTTCAAGTCCGCCTACAAATCTTGCATTTCTTCCCCATGCTATACATGGTATGTAATCTGACTTGCCATATGGTCTGTTTACCGCTACTAAGATATCTGCAATCTCTCTGCCCTTTGGAGTACATCTGTATATAGGTGGCTTACAGATATAAGCGTCAAGTATAACCATATTGGTATTATCTTCAAATGGTAATTCTTCTGAATCCTGTGTCAGCACTTCAAATTCTCTTGCAAAAACCGTTAGAATCAGCTTGCTCTTCATATTGTCAGTATGCTTATTGAAGCTTCTTATCTGTCCTAAAACCGCGACAGCCTGTCCTACCTTGATTTCTCTAATATCAGTAAGTCTATCTGATATCATCACTGGTAACACATCTTCATTGCCACTTGTTCTTAAACACTTGAGCATAAACACATAAAACCCCTCGCCAAGCACTTCATGTGAGTACTCTGGCTCTTTCTTAATTATCCCTATTAATGTGATATTGTTGTTATTCATTTCTTTCTCTCCTTACTTTAATATGTAACTTCCTATTGGTACTTTATCCATTCTTTCAATCAGATGGATTTTGCAGCTGAAAGTATAGAATTTTCTGAAATCCTTTTCCCTTATAGCTCTCTGTCTGTTTCTGTTCAGCTTAATAATTCTTTTTATGTTACTCATTGGCACTCTCCTTACATCTGTAATACATTGTTGTAATAAATCCTCTTGTTGTGAGGCAGTCATAATTCTTCCATACCGATAAATCATGGTCAGCCGTTTTAATCGCTGTTCTAATTGACCTTTCAACAGCACATCTTGACTTGCCTACTGTACTAGCAATGTTATTGTAAATTTCTTCCATTGTTATAGAAGAATTGAACCGTTTAACAGCTTCAATTATGTAGATGTAACCTCTTTTATTGGATAGAATACCCAAGTTGAACATCTCTTCTCTTATCCTTGCTTCCATAAACACTCCTTACTTGTAGCAAAAGTACATGTTCTGCATTTTCTTATAAACGCCACTACCTTGTTTAAATTCAGCTTGATACAACACATTGCTGGGTATGTCATATCCGCTTATTAATAATTCTTCTGCTATTCTCCAACACCTTTCTGTTGGCTCTTTATAGAATCCACTGTTTATAAGTTCTGTGCATTGATATTGCCCTGGCTGATAGATAACTTCTTCAATGCTGTTAGGGAAATACTCACTTTGTACCCGATTCAAAACAACAGCTCCTGCAAGATATAGCATTTCATCATCGTTGCATGTCGCTCCGCATTCACCCATCAGTAAATGTGCCATAAGTGACAACTCATATTCATCAACACTTATCTCTCCAGTTTCAACCTTATAATCAACATGTGAGTTGTAGCATTCACTTAACACTGCACTCTGCTGATTAATCTTAGCTTGCGGTTGTACTGGTCTTAGAATCAACGCTATAAGGCTGATTCCTGCCAGTGTTACGAATATGTTAATCATCTTTTCTTTCATATCTTCTCCTACATGTTTGTATCATGTACCACCTCGGCAAGTGCTATTGGCAACAAATAGGTGTCGATGAATTCATGTACATCAGCCAAGTATTTTCTTTTGATACTCTTGTATGTCGCCACGCACCCGAATTCGCGTTTTAACTGCTTGTATATATCAGAATATACCGAACCGCGAATACCACCGTCTTTGTACGCATTGCTGTCCTTTCCGCCAAGTACTTCAATTCCTTTCTTTCTAACATGTTTCTGCACTTCTTCAATCTCACAGCCGTAAAGCGGAGTTTCTTCTTCGATACTGATTATCTTATCTTCAACCTTATCAACTCTCTCTGTGAGTTCTGTGTTGCCCTGTGCCAATAATCTAATCTGTTCAGATGTTGTCAAAGGCTTACTGTAACTTCCTGTTTTTCTGATTGACGGAAGTACTTCTGATGTTACCCATTCAGTAAATCTTTCCGCACTTTCTTTTCTGCTCTGAAAGATTGTCTTGTAAAGATTGCTTTCATTAATAAATGTAGCTTCCTGTTCTCTGCCTAATCTGTCGGTGACCTTACTTGTAGTAACCCCATCTGTTTTAAGCCTTGCCTTAACTCTGCTTACCTGTTCAAGTTCCAATGCCTTGCATACATCAGCCAAGCAAAACATAGGTTCATTATCTTTAGTAATGGTTCGGATTTCTCCAAACTCTGAATTGCTAAAAATCTGTAGCTCCATAAACATTCCTTTCTAAATAATGTGTGATATATTTGACCTTTTAAGGTGCATTTAAGCGATTCTGCTCATTCCTATCTGCTGTAACTTGTAGAACTTTATATTTATTGATACAATAGAAAGGTGATGGTAGACACTTTCCGAAAGGAGATTGTATGGATACTGTCATAGCATTGTGTATATCAGTGGTCGGCTCATACTTCTGTGGTTTAGACTTCTGCACCCTGTATACTCTTATTTCTATATCAATAGAATTAAATAAATATGCTAAAGACAAAACTGCCAATCGGTAGGTAATTCACACTTGATACGAACAGGACGCTATCCCTGTCAAAAAGAACTAATGATGTTTGAATAAAAGTTTGCAACTATTTACCGCTACCATCACTTTTCTATTGCATCAATATCAAAAATTCTAATCTGTTTGTACTTTGTGCTATAATCCTCTTATCTTTTATGAAAAGAGGTGAGATTGTGAAAAATTTTGAAGATTTCAAAGCTTTTGTAAGCTCTAATGGCGATGAAATTCATTCTTCAATTCATCAGAAGGTAATGTCTGCTACTGAAAAGCAAAACTTTACTGACACTGCTGAAGAATACGAGTTCATTCGTCGTGCGTGGGTGGAAATTGGCATTATGGAAATGCTGGAACATTACCATAACTGGCTCAATCAAGATTAAAAGCCGATTTGCCAACTTTGCTCTGATACTCTTTATCTTCCTTGCTTGCAAGTTTCTTCAATGACCGATTGATTTCTTCAAGCAAGGAATTTCTTTTCTTTTCAATCTGGATTAATTCTTTCAGTTCTCTTTCCACTCGTTACTCCTTTCTATCGTTGTTACATTCCTTATCACTTTTTTCTGCCATATTCTCAACTTTGCCAAGAATATAACCCTTGTCAAAATCTGACATCTTAGGAATCGCTTCTTTTAACTTCTCAACTACTTCCTTTTCCTTTTCGCTCATTTAATTCACTTCCTTTCTGTGATATAATTCCTTAAAAAACTAAGGAGATTTTTATGCGATACGAACCTGTATATCCAAATATGGACAACTTATTTCCACAACCGCCAAGACCTAATATTGAAATACCTACATATGAAAAAGGTAAATCTCCGATTGAGCTTTTAGAAAGTCAGTCTGCTTATCTCGAAAAGACAAGCGAGGAACTTCACAGTATGGCTCAATCTGCTAAATCCCAAGCCGATTCAGCAAAGGAAATTGCTGAAAGTTCTAAAACACAAGCTGGTGTTGCGTTAAAAACATCAAGTAAAGCTGACGTTAAAGGCTGGATTTCTGTGATTGTTTCTATCATCTGTGCTTTAATGGAATTTGCTGTACATCATTCAGAAATAATTGATTTTGTCAAAATCTTGGTAAAATAAAATGACAAAAAATCTGAAATAGTAATGTAAGTATTGCAATCACTAATGCAACATCTGAAAATGTTATTTTTTTCATTGTCATTCCTTTCTTGCAAAGTTAAACGACGCTTCAATCGCCTATCATTCTTGCTTAATCCATTTTTCTATGGGAATACTTGTTGCATCTGCAATTTTTTGTACTGTAGTTAATGTTGGTGAAGACATATTATTTCTCCAACGACCACACGTTCCATTACCAATGCTACACATTTTTTCAAATGCTGATATTGGCATTTTTCTTTCATCGCAATATTCAGCAACCTTATCATAAAAATTTTTATTAATATCCATTTCGCTTTTCTGTTCTGTAAAATTTTCACAAACCTTGTCAATTTTTGCGGCTACTGGACTGTTTTCTAACTCTACAAGCACCCTTAAAGCTGAAATTTCCAATTCTGCCTTTTCTTTTGCAGATATGTCGCTTTTTCTTGTTTTCTCTAAATCCTCAAGTATGTAATCTTTTAATAAATTAATTTGAATTTCATTCATTGTTATTATTATCTCCTTTTTATGTTATAATTCCTTTGCTAAATAAAGAAAGGTGGTGTAAATATGTTTCTAAAATTTCAAATAACTTGTACTTGCCACAATAGATATACTGTTAATGAAAGTGTATCTGCCGACAAGATTATTTGTCCTAACTGTGGTCTTGAATATCCTTACTCTGACAAAGTATTATCTATACTCAAGACTGCTAAGGAAATACCAGAGGGTAACATTACCTCTGATAAAGAATGCTGTATCAGTGTTCTTTCTCTCGCGGAAGAAATGAGTGGTTTTTAATAGACTGTTTCATATACTCTAAAAAACCAATCATTTCCGTAACTGTTAGTTTGCTATCTTTGAGTTCTGATAAAACTTTATTCTCTAATTCAGAGATAGCAGACCTTGAAGAAAAATATTTTTCCATAAATACAGCTCCCTCACAGGTTTTGCATAAGTTGTCTTTAAGACTATTAAGATAACTTTTCTCTACTTCATCAATAAAACTTGCCATTCTTACTCCTTTCTAAAAGTTAAATATTTTGAACTTCTAAAGCAAAAAAATAATCCTGTATATCATCTTCTGATAAATCTAATAATTTAATTGCTTTTAAAATTTCAATCTGTTTCCAAGGTCGCTTGCCTGTCATTTTAAGTGATAAAGTCCTGTCTGAACAGCCAAATGCCTTGGCAAAGTCTGTCTGACTTCCGTACTTTTCAATTATGCGACCTCTTAACTTACTGTAATTAAAAGCCATTCCAATTCTTCTCCTTTCTCCGTTTTTTTGTTCAATATTTTGAACTGATTGTATAATAGCATTATTAAATTAATATGTCAATAAAAAGTTCAATATTTTTTACTTTTTTAGTTTTACATCTTGAACTTTTGTTCAAATAATGGTATATTATCAACAGAAAGGAGGATAACTAAGATGAAAGAGAATACATCAGATAGGCTTAAACAGCTAATGAATGAACGGAAGTTAAAGCAAGTTGATATTTTGAATTTATCATTACCATATTGTAAGAAATACAATATTAAGATGAATAAGTCAGATATTAGCCAATATGTATCAGGCAAAGTTGAACCTAGTCAAGAAAAGCTAGTTGTCTTAGGAATGGCTTTGAACGTGTCAGAAGCGTGGCTAATGGGATTTGATGTTTCACCAATCCGTAAGGATAATTCAAAAGAAGCTGAAAAAGATGTTGATTTACTTTGGAAGTTTTCTATGTTAGAGCAAAGAGATAAAGAAACAATATTAGATATGATAGATGTTATGTTATCTCGAAAAGAAAAGAAGTAGGGTTTTACCCCCACCTCTTCAAGAAATTTTCTATGAATGAATACAGGTACTCTAATGTGCCTGTATTTTCTATTTTATTTATGAGTTCTATTAACTTATCTCTGTAATTTTCCTCATTACTGTTATCCATAAACCTGCACTCCCCTCTCTTGCCCTTGCACGTTTGATAGCGATACGATTATTATAGAACATCTGTTCTTACATGTCAACCTGCCCCCCCAGTAGATTAACAGTTTTCAGCGGTGACACTGCCAACGCCAATCAAACAGTGCCACCTAGCCAAAACTTGAAGATTTCGTCCGAACTCTCTCGGACAATTATTATTATAAATACTGATAATGTAAAAATCAACTTAAAGATATCGCAACTTTCGACAATATTCGACAAATTATGTATATTGTGATATGATTAGTAAAATTAAATTTAAAGGGGATTTGCCTATGAAAAAGAGAATTGTAAGCATTATGCTTGTTATGTGCTTATTCATTAAGATATTACCGGGAGCATTGCACTCCCGGTATTTTTGTTAAGGTTAGACTAATTCACAATCGGCTACATTGACCGCCGCGAATAATTCTCCGTCATGTACAAGTACAGCTCTGTCGCCACTTTTTTCTGATACTGTATACTCATCAAACCAAGCCTTAATAGGCGTACCGTCATAATCAGTATTGCCAACAAATCTCACTGTGCTACCCTCTTCAATATCTTCACTGAACGGGATATTTGTAGGTGTATCATCAGAACTTGAGCCGCCGACAAATTCAAGATTAGCAATATTAACAGCGGCTGTGATTGTTGTACCAATACCTATAACGATTCTGTCTCCACTCTCTTCAATTACATCATACTCATCATAATATACTGCAAATCTTGCACCGTCATAATCAATGTTATCAAGTACTCTGACTTTTTTGCCGTCGCCTCGGCTTACTGTATCTGTGTTAATATCGCTGTCATATACGCACTTAATAAGACTGATGTTATCTTCATCAATAGCGGCGGTAATTACTCCGTCAATTCCGATAACAACTCTTCTGCCACTAACTGATAAAACACTGTACTCATCATAGTAAGTACTGAATGACTCGCCGTTATCATACTGAACTGCGTTGAGTACCTTAACTGTGTCGCCCTTATGGTACTTAGTGTCTGGTACTGGCTGATAATCCGGCACTGTGATGTCTTCAACTACATGGTCTGCGCAATAATCAGTGTAGCAGTAATTCTGGTCTACTGTCTGTCCGTTAATCTGTGTGTCTCTAAGATAATTAACACCGCCGCCAAACTGCCATATATCATAATCAACAGCAATGCTAGGTTCTGTATCTGAATACTTTGCTACCCAAACGGCATAACCAGCTTCTTTTACTCTTGAAATGTCTACATAATTGTTAATGCAGTTCTCATATGAGTATAAGCCCACATTCTTATATCCTGCGTTTCTCATTTCATCAAGGAATGCCATAATAATGTCCGTAAGGTCATTGCCAGTAACCATGCCTGCTTCAACATCATAGAATACTGGATAGCAGAATGATTTGCCTGCTAAGAGCTGTGCAAAGTATCTGGCTTCATTTACAGCTTCATCATCACTTAATGCGTTACCAAAGAAATAGGCTCCTTTGTGGATTCCTGCACTTTCCAACTTATTGTAACTGTTTTCAAACTCTCTATCTTCGTATAAGCCATCATCAGCACCGCCTGCCTTGATAATGGCAAAATCTACACCCTCATTATCTTTTGCTCTCTGAAAGTCAAAATCTCCCTGCCACTTCGATGTGTCGATTCCGAATAATTTGCTCATAAATTTACCTCCTGATTTAAAATGTGTATCAAAAAAGCACCCTAGTATTACTAAGGTGCTTGATTGCTAATATTAAGCTGTTCATCTGAAAGTGAGTTAGACATCATTTGTAAAAGTCGTAGCTGTAATTTTTTCTTTGCCTCCATTTTTATATACCCCTTATAATAATATTATTGCAAGGGAAATGTATAGTATGAAATCCGTTTTTATCAATGCCCTGTGTCTATTTTTCGTTACACAATTAAACAGTAATAATATTAATATACCGATTAATGTTGATACAAATACATTTACTATAACTGAATATTTTAGATATAGTACATACGGAAAAATCTGCATAATTGACTTTGGTGGAATTATTTCAAATAAATCTGGGAGAAGCATATTATTATCAAATGAAATACCAAAACCTATAACAAGAACAGTATGTGTTCTTACAGATGCAGATGCTCCTATAACTCAATCTCCTATAATTGCCGTAAGTTACAATAAAATAAATACAAAAGAACTACGGATCCACATTAGAAATGATGCTGTTAAAAAAGCTTTATATGGTCAAATGTTTTATTTTATATAATCTAAAACAATTAACGATTTTTAAATCTAATATCAGTAAAATTTACAAAATTGACTTTTGTAGAAGTTTTATCACTTTTCAACATTAATTTTATTTCCGAAGGAGATTCTATTACTAATGGAATTATATAAGATGTATTCATATAAGGCAATATACTTAATTCTCCAGTATATGATTTTATTGAATTATTTTGATACAGTGCTGCTTGAATTAAAATTTCTGAATTAGTCGCATTTCTTATAAAACCGATTAAAATATGAGCACCTACTGACATATTGTATTTCTGTCCAGTGTCAGTATAAGAATCGTATATATCAATTTCTTTTTCACCTGTATTGTAATATTTAATTTCTATATTACTGTTTAATTGTGTAACTTCATCACGAAGATTGCTAATCATATCGTTGTTATTCTTAATGCCTGCGTCCATTACATTTAAGTTTGCCGCACTAAGCGGAGTACTTTTACTTGGCGATTGTTGCCAGTTTACACGGCTGTACGAAAGAAAACCGGTTAGACTCATGATTTACCTCCTTAAAAATAAGAGCGTAGGCTTAAACCCACGCTCTTTGATATTTTATGCTGTTGCTGTTGTGTCTGAATTTGTAATCTGTTGTTCATTCTTTAGCAACTTATTAACTTCTGCTTTGAAATTCTCATAATCAGCATCACATTGTGTCTGATTTGCAAGGTACAATTCCTTGTTGGTAATTGTCTGACTAATTGTCAATGAACCAGTTTCTGGAATAGCCGCATACATTGTCATGGCTGATTGACCATTAATCACTGATGTTCCACTTAAGTTTGTTGTCTTTGTTATACTTAACATATTGTTTTTCCTTTCTACCGCTGTGCGGATTTAATACCAATTTTTTTGTGCCCAATCCCATGTAGCGACAGCTACATCGTCAACGTATATAGTTAAAACGCTTCCGCTCCAATCAAATGTTACTGGATTTCTCATAGACAAAGCAGGTCGCATATAGTTTTTAAGTGAAGGGTGATATAGCTTAACGTTTAAATAGTCATTAAAAACACATTCGCTTCTACTTAGTACCCATTTCGTTCCTGAACCATCATCATTTGACATTTCAATGTAGTGTCCCTGCATCCGTAAAAATGCCCCTGTACTGCTTTTAATAAGGTATTCACCGCCAATAATAGTAGTGGTCATTGTAATACCTCCGTCAGTTACATTTATATTTTTAAAAGTTCCTTCTAAATCAGCATTAACAGCTTTTAGCTTCTTACAGTCTATCGAACCATCTGCTGAAATAGTAGTATTAGTAGATGTAAGTGTGAACAGATTACCATTGATATTAACAGACTTATTACCGCTAATATTAATTGTTCCACTTGCATTAAGTGTTATATCATCTGCAATCGCTTCGATAGCAGATTTAAGTTCCCCTGTCGTTGGGTCTTTCTTAATGTATGCTTCAAGGCTTGCTGTGGTTGCGTAGCTCTTAAGCGTATTAGCTACGCTATCCTTAGTTGCGTAAGTTCCTGACACCTCTAGTTTGATGCTATTACTTTCACTTGTTATTGCTTGCGTTATAGCGTTGTTCATCTGCGTTGTAGTGCTGTAATTGTTCTGAATATTAGTTGTAAGTGAAGATAGGCTTGTACTTATATTGTTCACATCAATTCTTAATGAAGCATTCTGATTAAGAAGATATGTTGTTTCGGTGGCACTGATTTCAACCCAGGCATGCGTTCCGTCAGGCTTTCGTATAAATCGCCATGCTCTTTGTTGGTCTTTCCAATATGCAATAGTTCCTACATACTTCTCATACTCATCTTCTGTGTACTCCCATGTGCTATCACTAGGATATATATCATCACTTGGATATATCTGTATGCTCCATTCATTAGCTGGGTAATTATCTTTAGTTGGCACATGTGCAATCTCATATATCTTATGATTGCCATTAAGCTGATTATCAATGTATTGATATTGGTTTGTAACATCAACCGTCAATCCATTTAAGTTCTGTTCAACAGTTGTCAGCTTATTAGATATGTTTGTAACTTCATCTTGGTTAGCTTTTTTCTCAACTACAGTTGTAAGACTTGATATGCTTGATGTGTTACTGTCTGCGGTCTGTTTAATGCTATTAACGGTATTACTCAAAGCTGTAACAGTGCTACTATCAGCCTTATTACTAAGCGTTTCGGACATTTTAGTTATAGTAGAACTATTTTCATCAACAGTCTGTTTAATCTCATTAAATGTCTTAGTATCAACCTTGTTACCCATGTCAGTTTCAAGAGTAGTTGTTCGCGTTTTAAGGCTTGATAATTCACTGTCTGTATCAGTTTTCCATGAGCTGATTTCAACATCAAACTTTTTAATGCCGGAAATCTCGCCATTGATGTTAATAATGTCTTGCAATGCCTTAGTAACATCACTATCCTTAATCAGTACCCACTCATATACAGGTGCTTGCTCTGTGCCGGTGTTGGCAAATCTGTATGAGTATCCGTCTGCACTTGAAGCAGGGTTGACAACATAGCATATATCGCCTATATGCTTGTTTTTCGTTGCGTTATCTTTCCAGTTAATAGCTGGCTCATTATTAAGGGTAGGTATTTCTGTCTTTGTGAATGTCTCAATATTGCCGTCAATCTGACCTTGTAATTCTTCTTGTACTTTGTCTAAATATTCTTTAGTAGGTACTTCTTCTGACAGTTTATCCAAAGATAACGAACCTGTTCCAATACGTTTTCCGTTAATTGTGCCTACTGTGATATTATCAGCGTTAAGATTAGTAACTGTAATCTTGCTTGCGTCAATAGTACCTGCTGTCAGCTTGTTAGCGGATAGGCTTTGTACTTTCTCATTAGTTACTGCTCCGTCTTTAATAAGAGAAGTTCCTACTACTTGACCTTTGACATTAGCAAAATCAATTTGTGCATATTTTAAATCTGCTATATCTGCTGTTAATGAATTAGCTTTAAGTTTGATTATCTCTGCATTAGCCGCCTTAAGGCTTTCCACATTAGCATTGATGATATCTGCATATGTTGCATCTAGTTTATTTGTTTTAAGATTATCAATGCTTGCGTTAGTTGCATTAAGATTGGTTATTGTTGCATAGGTAATCTTGGCTGTATCTACATCTAACTTATTAATTAGTGCCTTATTAACGGTTATCAAGTCGGCATAGTACCGTTCCATCTGCTTAGTAATAGGTCCAGAAGCAACGCTTGTATTCTCCGTGTCAGATTGTCCGATAGATGTAACTGTGTCCATTAAGCCGCCGTCACATTCGTGCGTAATCTGCACTACAGGCACTTTGTAATCAACGCCACCTTTGTTGACAGTTATAATGTCACCAACTTCTAGTCGGTAGTCACCGACAAACTTAACTGTAAGTGGTCTGAACTGAAAACCGCCTATCTTTTTGTAGACTTCATCAAGGATTGCTTGTGTCATAAATGGATTAGCAAAGCTAAGTCCTGTCGCTCCGTCACCACTGGTAATCGTACTAGTTTCCTTATCGCCTGACTTCGTATTGTTGCATGTCAGTTTTTGTATGATAAAATCTTTACTCGTTGTGAATGTAACGCCCTGTTGATAATACTTATGTCCGTCAAGTACATATCCGCTATCTTTATACCACCTTAATTCAAGGTTTCCGTCAGCATTAATTACCGCGTTACAGCCTTGTAACATAGCCATATAGCCGATAATTTCTCTGTAGGTATATCCTTGTGGCTTGTCGTTGATAGTATGTGCTGTGGCTATATTTGTTGCTAAAGATATGCCTAACTTGCCACATATCTCATTAAGAATAGCTTTATCTGTGCTAGGAAATGCCATATCCGAGAAATAAGGCATGTCAGCCTTATACATTCTGTCGTATGCTTCATAGCTTGTGTATTCTCCGTCACTTGTCTGCTTAGTAACTGTAAATATTCCTAATTTAATATACTTAATCTCATTACTAACTTTTACGCCCTCATATATAGTAACCTCTTTGTTTTCAAGACTTACTTGTGGCATATAAACAGAAAAGGTAACACCGCTACTGCAAGTGTTACCTATCGTAATTTCGTTATTGGGATTTATTATGTTTTGAAACTTGAAATTGTTAAGCGTTTCAGTATGCTCTTTTCCGTCAACAACATACTTAGAATAGTACCTTGCACTATTTCCCTTAACAATCTCTGTCATAGCTGTGTCTAATATCTTCATTCTACACCGCCTTTATTGATTAATTAATGGCTTATCATAAACTCGATTGAGTATAATTTAGCTGGTGTAATTTCTTCGCATTTATCGAATGCGTCCATAGGAAGCATTGTCATGTCAGGCACTTCAATCTCTTGCTCATTGATTTCCTGCAATTCTTCCTGTAACTTCTTTAAGTTTTCTGATGTAACCTGATACTGATTATCGTTGATAACTGGATTACCACTGTCGTCCTTGTCTGCATACTTAACCTTAGTATCTTCTATAGTCTGTAATGTTGCCTTATATAATTCTTCTAACGCCTTAATATTGCACATAACAGCCATAGCAATTCTGCCTGTGGTCTTGTCATGCGATATGTTACTTAAGCTCTGAAATCTGTCTATTAACTCACTTGTTTTAAGTTTCATGTGGAACTCTCCTTTATTTCTGAATTAAACTTAATTTTGCTCCGACTATAAGTCCGTCCTCATTTTTTGCCCTTGTAAGATACGGATATGTCACATCTCCTGTATATATTGTCATTTCCTTTTGTGTACCACCTAAAAATAAGACTTGTGCTGTTGGGAATGGGTTATCTATGTCGCTTACTACATTATCAAGCAATAGTGCCTGTTCACCTGTTAATGGCGGTAATTGAAGCTCTACTTTGTCTTTGATATCCACGATTGTGCCTACCATTTCTCCATAATCATTTCTTCCTGTGTTCTTAGACCATATCTTGTTTCTGCTGTATGTGTAGCCGTTATATGCTACTGGGAATCTAACCCCCTCAATCACAACTGCGTCAATCAATCAAACCACCCCTTTCAAGGCATTAAAAAAGGAATGCACCATTTCTGATACATTCCTTAGTGTGGTTACAAATTTCTTGCAACCATTATATTTATTTCTGTTTGAGCCATTCTAATATTCTCAAGAAAATCTATGCAACTTCATTGAATAATTGCAGTATAAATTCTCTTCCAAGCTGTGTTATTCTCCTGTGATAAATAACCTTACCATTGTCAAGGATTTCTTGCTTAATCTCTTCATATCCCATACTGCTGTATGGCGAGTAAAGAACCCAAGTTCCATTGACACTGTATTGGATTTTTTTATCAGCAAGTAACTTGTTAAGTTGAATAGCAGATTTCAGATTCAGTTCCTTAGCAATCTCTGTCATTGTATATGTCTTATTGACATGTGTTAAGATAGCGTTCTTTCTTTCTGCTTCAACTCTTGCTTGTCTTTCCTGTTTTAACTTTGTTAATAATTCTATTCCAAAGTCTGGATTATTCAGTATTTCATCAATAACATTATCAGTAGCATATATTCCATTCTTGCGAATTGATGGAATAATCTCATCAGCCACTAATGCTTGAAATTTTTCTGCTGTTTCGTTTTTGGCTTTCATTGCTAGGCGGTAGAAGATGTTTTCTGGGATAAAATCGTCGTGCCCACAAGTGGGTACGCCGGTTTTTGTAGCTTCCTGCAAAAAACCAATATCTCTTAGATACTGTTCTACTCTTTCCCACCTAACAACTTCATTGCCACTTGCGGCAATTCTTGTGAAACCAAGTCCTCTAGCAACATTTTCCAATCTTAAGTAAGCAACGCCATTCTGCTCATAGCAGTCTACGCCGCAAATATTCTTAGTGTTCATAGGTGCTTTAATCTCATTGTGAGAACTATCTTTTGTAGTTGGATAATTATAACTCATTATTTTACCTCCTACAAAAATTTTATCATTTGCTCTAAACAGAATCTATTGCGTAGTGGGAGTATATGCCCACAATGCCTCACGCAATAATATTTATTTGCCCCACTTTTCTATGAAACAACTTATAAAGGCTAAAAAGTATTCAATTTTGCCATCGTCTGTTATGCTGTCAATCATCTCGTGGAGCTTTTCTCTGTTTTCTTCCATTACCGATTTTCCCCTCTCTTATTCCCTGCTAATACATTTGTGTAAGCTAACACGCATTTTAAGAAATGCAGGTTGATATGTTCTAAATTATTGATAATGGATTCTACAATGCTTTCTCTCATTCTTTTACCTCTTTCTGTTAAAAAACTATTGATTTCCCACAAGAGGTATAGTAGAATATCCTATATCCCTTGTGGGTGTGTTTTGAGTAGTCACTATAAGTTTTGACCGACTTGTGGCTACTCTTTTTTGTTGCCTTTAAGTTCTTTTTCTACTAACCCTATACCTTTCATAATGGTGTCAGTTCTTGTTAATTTCAATTCATCAGCACATTTCTGAATACGATTAGCTTCATCTTTTGTTATTCTGATATTAAGATTAACATTTCTAGGGTTTTCCTTATGTGGTCTTCCTGCTGGACTAATAATAATCACTCCTTTCAATTATTGCCCTTGCAATATTTATGTTATTATAATAAATGCACGTGCAATAATTGTCAAGTACTTTTTAATAAAAAATGGAACGCACCAAAAAGATACGCTCCATTAAAATCATGTATTACCAAAAAATCAGTCCACATCTGTTACATACAAACCTATGTTGTGAATAAGTTCCGCCCTGTTGCTTAATCTTCTCTTTCTTATTAACCAGTGTAAACGGTCTTAAAGGATTCAGATTAATAGTATATCTTGTTTTGGATTTCTGCGGTACAGTTGTTGTAATCTGCGTGTGAGAACAATCCCAACTACTACATCTTGGACAATATACTTCAATCAATCCGTTTTCTGTCGCTCTGTACACTCCTTTAAAGTTAGGACTTAGTGGGCGTTGAATTTGTGGTTGCTGTTTCTTCTTCACTCCTATTGCTTCTAGCATTTCGTTTAGTTCTTTTTTCACTGACATACATATTTCCTCTACTGTAATTCTAATGTTAATTTTATAAGTTTTTTATCGTCTCCCAATGGCGTTACTTCTAAATCAACATTACTTTTATCTTCTAGTATATATATCCTTGCAACTGTAATATTTGTACCTGTCTGTAATTCTCTTGCAATATTATTGTATTCGTCAATGTCAAAACTAACTAACGGATAGTCGAGTTCTTTGCCGTTCTGAAAACATGTAACATCATAATTATATGCAAAAGCCGTGTTATCTTCTGAATTGTTTGCAAAGTCAAAATAAACAACAAGAACTTCTCTGTCATTGCTATCTGTAATTACTTCGTGTTTAAGGTACTTAAGTGTTGTATCGCCATATCTTGCTATATCTGTATCTTGCTGTGTTGCAATGGTTTGTTTCGTAGCATTGGCATTGTTACTGCTGTTACCACTTCCGTTACTAAAAGCGACTATCAGAAATAGTACAAACGATACTATTGCAAAGTAAGAGCCTAAGTGCCTTTGTGACTTGTCGCCTTTACTTTTAATTAAATCCACAATAGCCAATATAAAACCTATTGGGATTGTGAATATAAATAGTGCTGTGATTGCCGCCGCTATGCTTAGTTTACTGTCTTTTTTCTTTGCTTTCTTTTCTGTCATATTGTGTTACCCCTTTGCTTTTTATATATAGCAAAAGAATAGCACAATACTTTTATCTTATCAATACGGAAAGGCTGCTTGACCTGTCATATTTGTATAGCTGTTAGCTTTATCTTGTACCATTGTAAATAGCTTATCCGCGTCACCTTGTAATGTTATATTTACATTGTTGTTAGCTTCTGACATAGCTGCTACAACCGCATTGTAAACCGCTGGATAAACTGCATTAGCAATACCTTGTGTAATTTCCTGTTGGTTAGCTACCGCCGTTCTTCCATCCATAGTGCCAACCATTTCAGGACCTACTTCATTTGCGACAAACAATTGCCCTTTGCCTGGGAATCCGCCGTTTGCATACCAATCAATGCTGACTTTTGGCACTTTAGGCGGTGCAAGACTAAATTCTCCGTCAATTTTAAAGTGTGGTGTATCAATGTGTGGAAATTCAAGTCCTAAATCATTCCACCACTGCTTAAAGCTGTTCCAAGCGTTCTGTATCTTAGTTTTAAAATCTTCTATAGCCACAGAAATGCGTTGAAGTGCTGGTTTGCTATCCCACCAATCCACAACATCATCCCACTTTCCTTGAATGCCTTTTTTAATTCCGTCAGCCAAGTTTTCCCATTTTTCCTTAGTAAACCATGGTGTTACATCATTGTTCCACCAAGAAACAATTGCAAGGCTGTTCCACCAATCAACGATTGAATCCCATTTTTCTTGTATTCCTAATTTCATTCCGTCAACAGCGTCAACCCATGTTTCTTTTTTAAACCATGGTGTTACATCATTGTTCCACCAATTTACAATAGCTGTATTATTCCACCAGTCTGTAATTTCATCCCACTTTTCTTGTACAGCAAGTTTAATATCTTCTACAGCGTCTTTAGCTTTTTTTACATACTTGCTGTCTTCTATGCTTGCTGAAAATTCTGTAATAAATTTAATAGTAACAACCCCACCAGGAACAATTAAAGAAGCTAAGATACCAGCAATTCCCCATTTGTCATATATTTCTTGGTAAGCACCCCATAATAGCTTTATTGCAGATAAAGCTAAATCGATTGTTAAATCAGATACTTTTACTGCTATTTTACCTAAATTTATTCCTTCAATAAATTTAATTATATCTTTACCTAATTGCTCCCAATCTACAGAACTGATAAAGCCATCTGCAAAATCTAATGTTTTGCAAATGGCTGTTGTAATTGCTTCTCCTGTTTTTTTCCACGGAACAGCATTTATCCCTTTGTTTACTTGCTTACCTGCGTAAGTGCCTATTCCGTACCAGTCACCTTTTTTTATGGCTTTCTCTATCTTATCAGCCCACGCAATAGCCGAATTTTCCATATTGGCAAATGCTTTATTCCAAGCCGCTTCATAATCAGCCGCCGCCTTAGTAATATCATCTGTTAAGTCAATACTGCTACCGCCGCCACCGCTTGAACCCTTGCTTGAGCTTGTATCGTCCTGTAATTTATTTATTTCATCAAATCCCATAAGGGATAATGTAGCTTTCTTTGCTGAATCTGCTACATTTTGGTATCCGTCTGAAATATCTTCTAATCCGTCAGAAGTATCTTTGTAACCGCTTTGTCCGAAGCTCTCAAAGTCAATCTTAACGCCCATTAAAGAAGCAAGGTTGACTAATAATCTTTTGATTGCAATAGTTACTCCGTTTACTATTGGCATAACCTTTGAAAGAATTGGGATAAATAACTGTCCTGCTACCATTCCGACTTCTTTCATGTTGTTGCTAAACTGGCGTAACATATTACTTGGGGAATTAATTGTCAATTTGTTATCGTATAGGCTCTTTATCCTATACTTCTTATAGTTTCCTATAAGTTCAGAGTACATTATCACCCACGTTTTTGCGTTTGGTTTGGTGGTAGCCACTTCCACCTCATATCGCCCTATATGCGATAGTGTCGGACACTCTTGGGAATGTTATATTTATTCAATTCCTACTCGTTACGATACTCAATAGCCTGTTCGTAATCTATTGAGTTATCTCGGTATTAGCATAGTTGAAAAACTTTAGCCTTTACCGATTTTGCCCGATTGTCATAAGATGTTTCCATTCTTATGCAACACTTGGAAGATAAGTTATGTCATTAACTTTCTTCCGTCTATTAGCTAAATCGCCCCAAGATACTTTACTTTGGTCTAATATTGCCAACACTCTTAATTGCTGTTTTTCCATCTGCGTCATTTCTGATACAGACTTAGAAATGCCTAAGTTATAAGCATATGTCGCTAATGTAGCATTAGTAATATCAATACCATACTTATATAATGCCCTTGATTGACCGATTAAGCCGCTTTGTAAGTTCTGTGCTACTGTTGAATAGTCCACATTAAAAAGCGAGCTTATATCACCTGCAAGCATTGTCATTGACTTTGTTATAGCCGTTGTCGCTTCACCAGTCTGTCCTAATGAATTAGTGACAGAAGCTAACTGCGAAGCATACTGCGTTATCTCTTGTATGTTAAGTCCTAAGTTTTTTGCTCCGCTTTCTTCAAGCAAGCCACCTTGAACATTAACCTTAAGTCCGGACAGCTTTCCGAGAGTATCATTTACTCTGTTCTGAAAGCTTTCTGCGTATGCTGTAGCATTATCATATCCGTACTTTTCATAATCCTTATCCCATTCTGAACCGATTTTACCAAATGCAACTGCTTGATAGTTAAACGCTTCAATGTAATCTGTTGTTGATTTTATAGCTTCTATAAGTTTCTTACTGCCACGAATTACCATAAAATAAGTTGCATAGAACTTACCTATTGCACTTGCTAAGCTCCAACTACTTCTAGTTGCTGTCCTAGCGCTTGTAGATACTCCATACAGCGACTTTTGAAGTGAGTTTGAAGAAGTACCCACCTTGCTACCTTGACTAGCAAGATTAGCTAATGCGTTAGTCATAGCAATAACATTACTACTTACATTAGGTGCTCTTGATAATGTGGTCATTAAGCCATTCAGTGCATTACCCAGTTTAGGGATATTCACTGTGGCATTTTCAATACTTTTACTGCCTAGCTTGCCAAGTGACTTTGCAAATTCTGTAACCTGTGTTGCGTTCTGTGGTATGGCTGATATGCTTGCAACCGCTTTCGTAACGGCTTCAAGTGATGTAGCTGTGTTAGCAAGTGCGGCTGAATCAACAGAACCTATCTTTGTGATGTTCTTAGCAAGTCTTGTAAAATCTGCTGTTCCTGCGTTCATATTCTGCATAGCAGAACCTAACTGACTAACGCCGTTTGCAAGGTTGCTTAATGATGAGCCATTCACAGTCGCAAGTGATGTAGATAGCCTTGTAAGCTGATTTATCAATTTATCAACAGAATTAATAGCTTTAGTGGCAGTACCGGTAATTTTGACTTCTAATGAATCTAATTCCACGCCTTAGCCCCCTTTTATAGGATTGTTGGCGGTAGTCCTTTCTTTTCAGTCTGTGCCGCCCATTTTTGCTCATTGAGTAACATCAGCTGTAACTCCTTATCATATGTATCTTCTTCACTTTCTTCTGTTTTTTCTGATAAAATAGCTTGTTTAGGATATTCAATGTGTACATCTTTATTAAATGCTGCACCTATTCCGCAAGAAATAGCTGGAATTGCATAAACTAAAAACCAGTTATACATTTCTGCGTCTCGATTTTGTCTATCAATTTTTTTGCCTTTTGCATATAGTAATAATTTTGTAGGTGTCATTTTTAAAAAGTCCGAATAACTAACGCCTAGTGAACTGGCTAAAACAAAGTATTCTTCCCAGATTATTTTGTGGAAGTCTGCTTTTTCTTGTGGTCTTGTGGAACTACTGTCGGCTTCTTCTGTTCCTGTGTCGCTTCTTCCACATTGTTCGCCATTTCCTCTAACATCGCTGTTATTCCGCTCAGCTCGAAAAAACCATCATCTTCCATCGCTTTCTTTATTTCTTCAAACAATGTTCTATATCCGTAACTCTTATCTGTCTTTCTCTTCTCTGTAATATATGCTCTAGTGAGTTCCTTTGCTTCATCCATTGTTACAGGGTTATTATCAATACAACCTGCATAAATGGCTAATATACAAATCTCCGGCACATCTGCTGTCATATTTGCTAATCCATCAAAGGAAGCCTGTGCAACGCTTTTATCTGTCTGTGCAAGTAAGTAAGAGCCATTTACGACACTAAACATCTTCTGTACTATCTCCTTGCATTCTGCCGCACCGAATGAGAACTCAACTTTGTATTCTTTTCCATTTACATTAATATTCATCATAATTTTTACCCTTTCCCACCCTATCGTCCATATAGGGAAAGGTGCGGATTTTACACCGCACCTACCTTTTAAAATAATTATTCTGTTACATCATCAAGATATGATGTGTAGTCGGCTGTTTTGGCGTTTGTGCCACCAATCGACACAGCCTTTGATTTAGTCGATTGGCTTATTATTCCCCCACCTTTGTTACTGTGAACGTGCCACCAGCGCCCTCGACAACTTGAAGCTTGTCTGTGCATTCGATAGGTGAAGTGTTAGGAACTGCTGTTACTGTCATTTCAAGTACCGAATCAGTACCAGAAACATCATTAGGTGTTGCTGTTACCTGCCCGACAAATGCGTACTTAGCAACCGCACCTAATCCGTCAGAACCATATAACTGAATAATATCTAACTGCTTACCCTCTGCTTTGATTAAGTCCTGCAAATAAGCCTTTTCAAGGTTTCCTGTGTAAGTCTTAGCGTCAGATGTTTTGATACCCATTAAGAATGTCTGTGAATCATCTTCAAATGTTGTACTTTCAACTGTGTTAGGTGCTGATACTGGTGCTGAAATTGACTTGGCCGCTACCATTAACTTGTATGAGCCTGCAAAACCATCTTCGCTATGCTCCTTGTAGATAACCCTAGCTTTATAACTTGTACTTGCCATTGCCTTGTTTACCTCCTAAAAATTTGCAAAAAAATAAGAGCATTTCTGCTCTTCGTTACATTAATCTGTCATTTGCCGCTATCATTCGTTTGAATCTAGCGGTACTCTTATGTACTTTATTGCTGATTGAGAACTCTGGCATTGCGTTGCCTTGAAATCTCATTGTCTTAAACGTATCTGTAATTATCGCCATAACCTTGCGACAGTCAGACTTGCTTGTGTTAGTGGTAACATCTACTTGGAATGTTGCTAACAATGCATTAATTGTCTGTCCATCAAGCGTTTGCCCTTGTTCAACTGCTGGCAGTAAATGAATGTATACTGTTGGGAATACCACTTGACCGCTGTTTTCTCCCTCATTTGTTATAACTATCTTTGGGTACGCTTTCTTTAATTGCGTTAGGGTTTTAGCCTTGACAAGTGCTGTAACTGTATTTTCAAGGTCTATCGCCCAATCATTTGCATTTGCCATTAACTAAACACCTCTCTTGCTATCTGCTTATACTGATTAATAATCTCCATTGTGGCGTTATACATAGGCATTGTGGCTTTAACGCCGTGTGTAGGTTTCCAACTTTCACTTTGTTCATCCCAGAACCACCATGTGTCTTGCCAAGCATGAACCTGTCCCGGGTATGTGCCAACTCCTAGTCCTAACTCATCAGCTTTAGGATTGGCAATAGCGTTATAATGAATACCAGCACCAAATTCAATCGCTAATAGCGTGTAAAATGGTTCTCTATCTTCTACTTCAACAGTTTTACCGCTAGCAATCAAAATAGCTTGGTAGCCATCTTGAATAGGCTTTCTGTCAACTCTCAATGTTACTGTCCTACCTAATGGGCTTTCATTAACACTCATAATTGCCGCTTTGTCGCCTAATTCTGCTAGTCGTTCAACAAGCAATTCACACTTGTACTGTAATGTTTGCTTATATAGTTGTAGCTGTCTTATTGCCCCTTGTATTGAACTTTCTGATAGAGATACATTAATTGTATGCTTAGCCATAAATACGCTCCTTAACTGCTTGCAAAATAGTTTGTCTTATGCTTTCAATTATTGGCTCTTGTGTACCTACAATTGACTTTTTAAGAATAGAGCCGGTTAATTCTGGCTGTTCATCGTCTATTTGTATGAATAAAGAGCCACTTTCGGGAAAGCCGCCTGTCTGATACTCCATGTAAACCACCTACTTTACAACTGCTTTAAGCATATATTTAGTTGAGCACAATGCCGGTTTCGTACCTACAATCGTGAAGTCCGCTGATGTTTCATCAATAAGACTATCATCTGTGTATGTAGGCTTGCTATCAAGCCAGATAAGGTCGCCTTTTTGAATAGGTAATGTATTCCTATCTGTCAGTAAAATAGCGTCAAAATCAGCGGTATCAAAGCCATATTCTTTGCTCTGTGCTTCTCCACCGCTGAATGATATGTTGGCTTTGAAATCAACCGGTTCTGAAAAACCTGTTTTTTCTTCAAGGACTTTGGGTATCTTATTTCCCTCATCATCAAGATAAGGAATGAAGTTACCCTCTGTGTCGGTATATCCCTCATAAAGGATATTGCCCTCATCATCTCTTTCATAGATAGTGACAGTTTGCCCTTGAAGCGAATACTTCATATCCTGCTTATTAATATCAAGCATTTACTTCACATCCTTGCCGAAACGCTTCCATAAATCGGATAACTTCTCCCAGCCAAACATTGCAACAAACGCAACGATAAAGCCTGCCATAATAGCCGCAAGTATCATATACCACAGTATCGTCATATGAATGTACTGCATATATGCGATAAACGCCGTAACTGTAATACCGATAGATAAAACGAACACAATTATGTCCGTAGGTACTTTATTGAATATGCTTATATTCTTGATTACCTGTGTAATTACAGATACAAGAAAAGCAATAGCTCCGATAATTGCTAATATAAGTGTCATATTTGCAATTAATGTCTGAATAATATCCATTATCTACACCTCCTTGTCATCATTAAGTCTTGTCTCTATGCCATCAATTCTGTGATGCGCCGACTTAACACTTTCTTCAACTTTAATTATCCTACTATCGTGAGAATTAAGCTCTTTCCGCATTTCTGTGACTTCGTTCTTAATCTCCGTTGTATTGTTGGATATTGCGTCAAGTTTCATATTTATTCGCGTGTTCTCTTTCACACGCTCTTCAAGTTCTACTCTGTCACTTCGTTTATCATTCTTAGAGTTGAATGATAAACTGAAAAATCCGAAAAAGACGGAAAAAGCAACTGAAATTATGCTTATAATTACTGCTATTGGCATTGATATACCGCCTTTCATAATTAATAATGGCACACTGCCCACCACCCTTAATGTGTGCCGCCTGCTAACATATTGCTGACATCAGCAAAATGCTAACGCACAATCTTCTATAACACTTTAGCAAATGGAAATACCCCAACAAATAAGCTGTCTCTGTCTCTCCAAGTTCTGTTTACACCGCCCTCATTCATACTCGCCATGTAGTTCTCACCAGCTTGTGAATGGTCGTAGACCGCAAGATTAACGATAACACTTTCAAATTTCTTTAAATCTTCGGTTATCATTTCATCTGTGTAGCTGTCTGGGTAGTTTCTTCTTGCCTTTACATCTTCTGTAGCTTGCTTAATAAGCTGTTCGATTATCGGATTATCTTCTTTGCTATCGAACACTACCACATCAGATGTAGTTTCGTCATCATTTGTGACTGTATCAATATGAAATTGTTTAAGTCTGATTTTGACCTGCTCTAATGTGGTGTATTCCATAACTATCTCCTATAATCCTAATTTCTCAATTAACAGTTCTTTAAGCTCTGCTCCTGTAAGCTCCATTGCATTCTCAATGCCTTGTTCTAAGGCAAGTATCTGTAAGTCCGCTGTTGGCATACGCTTAATAGCTGTCTTTGTGTAATCGCTTGTAGGTTGAACAGGAAACTTGTCCTGCTCTTCCTCATATTTAAGCTCATCTCCATAAACAGCTTCCTGTCTTGCATTATCTGCTGTTACTTCTTCGCTCTGCTTTGCGGCGTTGATTTTATGTCGTCTTAATAACATATAAACACCTCTTACTTTCCAAACTTAGCAAGAACAACCTTTGAATCGTTGCTTAAGACTGCTGTGTAATGTTCATCACCAGAGATAACAGTTGTCTTTGCAAGAATATCTCTGTCCGATTCAATCTCAACGCTTCTCTTCATATAGATTGTAAGTGCGTTCTCTTCCTCTGACACACCATCTGCACCTGTGTCCTCGTTAGGGTCTTCTGTTGATACGATGACAATAGGACAAGCGTAGAACTCTGTTGTAACAGCCTTTAACTTGCTGCCTACCTTAATTTCTTTATCCTTTGACTTAAGCGTGTGTGCAAGTGCTGTGTCAAGATGAACATTCGTTGCATCCTCGCTTGTTGTATCAGCTACAACATTGATTGTTCCTGTTGAATCATCAAGTTCATACTTAACCAGCTTAACTTTCTTAGACTTAACAACCTGTGCTCCTGCAATAGAACCGATAGTACCATTCATAATTACATTAAGTGGGTACTTATCATTACTCTTAAAATCATCATCATTAAGCAATGTGGCTTCCTGTGCTGGATTGATAAACAGTATCTTTGTAAGTGATGAATCAGATTCATCATCAAATTTACTATTAGCTGCTACAACTGCTGAATAGCTGATAGGTGCTGCTGTTCCGTCGTAATCAATAGGTGCTGTGCAAAGTGCGTCATAGCTGTCATTATCAACCTTTGCAGCGATTGACATAGCAATCTGATTGATAGCTGTGCCAAGTGGGTCGCCGTAACCAGATAATACTGATTCATCTGTAAGCTCTACAGCTTTACCTGCTTTCTTAACCTTTGCTTCTGTTGTAGATGTTGTAAGTACTGTTGTACCCATAGCAACACCTTCTGCTACATCTTCTGCGTCACCAATATAAGCATACTTTGGCACAACAATTGTGCTTCCTGGTCTGCCTACAAGCGTTGTATCAACTCTTGCGATAGGTGAGAACTTAATCTTCTTTGGCAACTTAGCTGATACCATATCAGCCATTACCTGTGGATCTACTAAATTTGCTAACTTAGTCTGTGGCATAGTTTGTTTACCTCCGTTTTCTACTCTGTGAACTTCTTATAAAGTTCTGGATTCTTATTTTTGAACTCCACTCTTTCGTGGTAATTCATCTTGTTGAACTGTTCCTGTGTTATCGTGCTTTCTTCTCCACCGCCTGCATTAATAGCCGGTCTCGATTTAAGCCACTCTGCCTTAGCTTCTTTAACCTGTCTTTGCACTTCATTGGCAATTACAGTTGCTATAAGGCTATGATCTGCATCTGCAACCGCCTCAATCAAAGAATCAATATCATTTCCATCGCCTATAACTTTCTGATAAGCGTTGACAGCTTTCATATGATTAAGCTCTTTGCTCATATTCTCGAACTTTTCAGCCTGCAACTTTTCAGCTTCTGCCTTTGCTTCTGCTTCCTGTTCTTCTGCTGTCTGTTTTGAACGAAGCTCTTTCTTGTACTTAGCTGCTTCTGAACTGGCTTTATCTGAAGCGTTCTTATACTTCTCTTTTTCAGCTCTTTCACTAGCAAGCTGTGCCATAAGCTCTTCTACGCTAGGTGTCTGCTCTTCGTTCTGTTGTTCATTGTTAGTTGTTGGTTCTGTTGTTGTGTTAGTTACATCTGCCATAATTTCTTTACCTCTGCTTTCTGCGTTTTTTGTTGTTCTCTCAACTTCTTGCGATATTTGTATTGCCCTTTCTCTAGGGCATATAAAAAGCCACAAGGCATTTTCTACCCTGTGGCTCAATATCAATTATTTATCTGTTCTGCCCTTATCTATAACTGGACTATTTTCTGTCTGGTCTGATAAATCTTGCATTGTGCGGTCTTTGTTAGGTGATTGTTCGCCATCTCCGCCCTCCGCTTGGTTCTGTGTGTCTTTGTTGATTATACTGTCTTGATATGCCTTAACCATCTCTCCGCTTCTCGCTACAACATCGTTAGGGTCGTCAAAGAACGGAATCGCATCAACTGTATCTTTAAGGCTAAATCCGTGGCTTATCAATGTTGCCATAGCATTAACCTTGGTTGACATTTCATAAGTTTTTTGTCGCTTAATGTTAGGCTTTACATCTCTTGCTCTTAATTTAAGTAATGGGTTGCTACTGTTAACATTGTTTGACAGCTTAATAGCCGCAAGAACAACTTTTATTTCTTCCATTTTGCAGCCATCAGTAATTAATTGCTGTTTTGCCGCCGCTGTCTCTGCTTGTGACCAACCTGTTGCATCTGACATTGCAACACCTGTACTGCCACCGCTATTATCATTCCGTTGTGGCACATTACATTTCTGCAAGATTATCTGTCGCCTTGATTGGATATTATTAAGCATCCCTGTGTAATCATAATTAATTGCAAGTGGCTCAACTATTGGAGTTTTGCCATCTGCTGATGTATAAGTCTGCATCCACTCGCCAGATTTTGGTTTCCTTACAGTTTCTTCAATAGTCTGTGTGCCATCCTCATTGTCTGTAACTTTTTTCTCTACAGGAAAGTCAACATCGTTTGTATGCCAAACTGCCTGTGTGTTCTGTTCAACATCATTGGTAAAATCTGAAATAAGTAAATTTAAGTTATCCATTTCAGATATTTGCCGTTCAAAACAGCCCATTCTATCAAATGACCTTGTATATTCAATAATAGGGATTTTATGTAATGGATTTTCTTCTCCGCTTCTCTTTAAAAATCCCCATTTTGTCTTTCCTTTTTCTGGTCCATTAGTAATTTTTATTCCGTCAGTTATTTCATATCGGATATCTTTAGTAAAACAAGTATAATATCTTGTTCCACTATGCTTATCCTTGATATAAGTACCTGCAAGAATAACTCTCTTGTCATTGTAAGCTGTTGACCTTATAACAAATGTTGTTCTTGGGTCTAATATGTCATATGTAAAATAACTTTCCCCATCTTCATACTCTGTGTTAGCATCAATAAAGACATATCCAACGCCGCCAATTTCAACATATCTTGCAAGTTCCTGTTGCTTCTGCCTTGCATTCTGCGATTCATAGCAACTATTTAATTCCGCTATAGCTTCTGTAAGGTTAGAATCCTCATTGTCGCCATTTTGAACAAGTGTTATAGGATTCCCCCATTTAAAGCCTAAATTAAACTCTGTGACCTCGTTAGCCACATTATCACAGCACTCACAGTCAATGTCTGGTCTGTAAGTCTTTGGATTCTTCCTAACTATTGGCTGTATTCCTGCATCATAATCAAGAAGAAATTGTATTCTGTTGGAATTAATATCATGTTCCAAAATTGCTTCACGCAAAATCGGTATTATATTGTCAGATGTTATTTCTTTTGCATCTGTATAAATAGCAATTCTTCCTGTCTGCATTTCTTACACCTCTAATAAAATGTCATACCACTTGAACTTCTGCTCTGTGGAATTTCTTTAATCTGAAAATTATCGTCATCATTCGGTACATACCAAATCCATTTGCCGCAATGCTTGCACGCTAGTTTGTGTGTGCGTGGGTCTTTCTTATCTGCCTTAGTTAAAAACTTATGGCAATTCGGACACATAATTGACTTGTCTTTATTCATATAAAATTCCATATATTACCTCTTTGCATAACAAAAGCACCGCCACAATTAAGTAACGGTGCTTCTTGATAAGGAATGTTTTGTTTATGAAAAACAGCTCTGTAATTTCTTACAAATACAGTATATCATTAGTGCAATAGGACATTCTAGGACAACTTTAAATAACTATTGCCATATTTTTCTTCAAATACTTTTAATGCTCTTCCATGAAGTCTTGTTACATTCCTGTATGAAAAATTCATTTCTGTAGCAATTACTTCAAATGTCTTTTTTTCAATGTATCTTGAAAAAAGTACGTTGTAGTAATCTTCATCTTCTACACTGTCTATTTGCCCTATGATTGTATTTTTCTTATCAGCGTATTCATCTATCATTTTATCAAGGTTACGTTCCATTTCATCAATTTTGGCGTATGTAGTACCTATTTTATCTGGGTCTGATGATGATAACACTCTTTCTTCATTCTTTACTGCCGATATGCTGCAAGAAAGCTCTCTAAGTTGTGCTATCTCTGTCAGTTTATTATTTATCATACGATTAAGTCTGCTGATTTGATTAAGATAATCCTTAGTTGTCATAATAGATTAACCTCCTATATTGGACTTGACATAATGACTGTTTTTTTAACCCGATTTCCTTTTGTCATCCTCAATGCAAAATTTGAAAATACATCTGGAACATCATCAAGCTGTTTCTTCCCTGATACTGAATACTGTTTTAGCAACGACATCATTATTCCGTATGGCTCATTAGGTTTGTAAAGTGATGAATCTTTAAAAATAATGTGTTGCAAAATCCAGTTAGAACATTGAAAAATTCTTGCTTCTTTGTTTGTTTCAGTCGGCGTGTCTGTAATATTACATATCCAACCTACACTCTCTACACGCTTATTAACCTCCATTGCAACCCTGTCGCCACCGGCATTACGCTCAAATTCGCACTCTTGCACTTTGTTATTTACAAGTACACCTGCAGCATTTCTGTATTGTTCTTCATAATCTGCTGTGTTGTCGCACACACAATCAACGCAGTAATAATCTTCTCCGTATTTTTGCAATACAGGCAGTACAAAATAATCTGTACCTTTTCCTTTTGTGTCGCATTGAGCTGTGATAATTTCTGGCTCTCCGTGTGGCAAATTGAGGTATCTTCGGATTTTATCGTCTGGGAATAATAAGCCCTCACGTTCTATAGGGTCTTGTTTATACAGGCAGCGATATGAGATTTCATCCATAAGTAGCTGAATATCTTCAAAATCCTTTACTGTATAGCCACCAAATTCAAAGTCAAAATTACTTTCTCCTGTTACTGGGTCTACATCAGGCACGGATATTACTTTAACTCGTTTGTTTCCCTCATAAGCTTGTATAATACGTCCTATTACGTCTCTAACGCTCCACCTTGTAGCAATATGTATTTCTTTACATGGGTTTCCATCCTCGTCCGGTATCTTTCTTTGTCGTGCATCTACTGCATATTTATCCCACAATTTATCAAGATAGGTTGGGTTTAGTGCTTCTTCAATGCCGCCTATCATATCATCAACTAGCAGAAATTTATTGGCTCTGACTTTACCGGCATTTTTACTGCCGACAGATGTACATTGTACAGATTGAAACGGCTTATATTTTCCTACGTTAAACTGTTCAAGTTTTGCATTTGTATTTGTTACTTCAAGTCCAGGGAACACTTCTCCCCATGTATACTCGTCAGCGTTTGTGACAATATCGTATACTCCATCATAATACATTCGTGTAATGTCTCCGCTGTGTGAATAAAAGAGGTTATATCCGTTTGAGTACCAACCTATAACCGCAGAATGGAAAAACTTTTCGATTGTGGTTTTTCCTGTTCCGGGTGGGAGAGAAATACATAAAATATCATATTTATCATCAATCATGCCTTGTAATGCTTCTATTAAGCCTATTTTGATAAACTGTTTTCTTCTTGGCATATAGAATCTTTCTTTAGGTTCACGTTTCTTTTCTATGTATCTAAAAAAACTGTCAACAACCTTGTTTTGCGCTTCAATCAGTAAAATATCGTAAAACCAATTAATCAGCTCATATTCCGTTTTATTTGCAAACGCATACTTCTCTAAATCCCATATCGTTCCATTTGTCTTATCCTTGCAGAAACGCTCTATAAGCTCTTTTGTCCTTTCTGTAAGTTGTAGTCCATACTCAATATCTTTCTCGCCGTTTATGGCTACACTGCAAGCGTCTACATAGGCATTGATTACCTGTTCATCAATTCCATTTTTCTTTATGTAATTTTCATATCCATTAACTGTAGAAATAAGGCTCTGACTAGCCATAAGAAAAGCACCTCCACTTTTCAGCAAAGGTGCTTATAGACCTCTGCCTATAACTGTTTTAGGGTAGCGACTACAATCAATCTGTAGCCGGTAATATCGTTTTAGTTGTAATATACCGCTCCGTGGCACAAAGGACATTCACACTTCCAGTTATCGCCCTCTCGTTGGTCGCCACAGTATATATATTCTTCTTCAATCGCTTCAAAAATCGTTCCACAATTCTTGCATTCAAACCTTCGCGGTTTTTGGCTATGTTCAAATCGCCTTTTTTAATTATTTTCATAATCTTACTCCTTGTACAGTTCATCCGCATATCTTGACATTTCAATCTGTGTTCCGTTTTCATCCCTTACACTGACAGTTACATATCTGTTACTTCCGTTTATCATATCTCCAAGTCTTATTTTTGTTTTATTATCATCAAACTTGTAACACTCCCGCATTTTCTCAATGCAGTTATTCATTTCTGATATTTTCATTTCTCATAAACCTCCCTGTTTCTTCAATTATTTTAGAGCCCCTAGCGAAAGTCATTTCAATATGGCTTTGTGGCAGTCCGCCAAACTTTTTCAAAGCATATTTTTCTGCTACATCTTTTGAAATGTCTATTCCAAAATTTCTCAATGCTTCTTTAGGCGGCGATTGATGCTCCGATAAAGGATTGTCAATTTTGTTCATTCCTCACAGGCCTCCATCTTTGCCGATAATTCTATTATCCGTTTCTTCAATCTCTTCTCCGTTGCATTAAAATCCGCAAGGCTTACAAACTCTTCATTTTCCTTGGCTTCTTCAAACGCCGAAGAGAGTTTGTTGTTTTTATATTTATATACCGGTATTGCATATATATCACTCATTCCTCATAAACCTCTCAAAATCTTTTCTGCACTTAGGACATAAATCAAAGGCATTTAACTTTTCATAAGCATATTTTCTAACTAAAAGTCCGCTTATTCTATAAACCTTTTTCAGAAACATACTTCTTTCATTTTCGTTTATTTCTGCGCCGCACCTATCGCATGTGTGCCATTCTTTTTCGTGTTTCATTCTTACACCAACTTTCTACCGCAGATAGGACAATAATCTATTTTCATTACCATTTCAACATTCATATCTTTACTGCTACACACCGCAAAGGACGGACATTTATTCAAGTCGCATGTAATTACAGGTTTATTTGACAACTTATCAAGCTTAAATTTACCATAACGCGTTATGACAGGAAAATTTTCCTCACAAAATTTACACATATTGCACCTCAAATCTTCGTAAATATATTCAAATCATAGTTATCTCTGATATAGTCAACGACTTCCTGTAATTTGCTTTTCACAAATTCATCTTTGGCAATATCTGGGTGTGTGTAAAACATGCAACTGTCTTTCTTTCCGTCTGCTTTATATTTACGATAGTTAAATGTCATTATAAACAATGGTATTCTTGTTAAGTTCTTTGTCTTGTGTCTTATCCAACAGTTAATAATTTTCTTAATCATCATTCTTCCCCCATAAATTATCCGGTAATTCCTCGCCGCCATAAATCTTGTTAGCGTATTTAAGAAATGTCGGTTTACTACAGCCTGCTATCTTTGCCGCTTTTTCCTGCGATACTTGCCCTGATATGTACAAATTAATTGCTTTATAAAACTTATCCTTGTTTAGTGGGTGTACGCCCATAGCCATAATAATCACTCCTTATTTCAAATATTTCTGTGCTAAGTTTTCTCTTATCATTCCAGACATAAAATGCTGCAAGCTCTTAGTTACTTCTTTGCCATTAATCTTGTATTTTGTCTGTAAGTAATAATCTATAAGCTCTTTGTAGTAATCATCGAATTCGTAAGCAGAATTATCACTCATATAATTACCAACTGGCTCAAAGTAATTAATAACTATCTTTATCAAAGCCTGTTCTGTAATGCATATATGGCTCATATTTAAAGTTTTATTGTACTGTTCAAGGAAATAATTAATAATATGTTTTAACTCTTCTATTCGCCAATCTGACGGCTCGCAATTAACAAATTCAACAGCAATGTTTTTAATCACATCAGATTTGCTTCCACCTTTTTCTGTTGAAAAAGCATATATATCTCCTCTTGAAGAATCTTTAGATTCTGAAAGAGCATATTTATTCTCTGTAATATAATCTCTGTTTATATTTTTTGTAGTAATCTCTGGTAATGGTCTGTCACTTTGTCCTTCTCGACAGGTCATTTTGTCCTCTCGGTCTGTCATACTGTCATGTCGATTTGTCATGTTGTCCTTATCGGATTCAAATTTATCTACAAGTTCCTGCAATTTATCAGTATCTATTGTATACCACTTTGTTTTATCAATAGCCAATTTATTATAATTAGCTGATATAACCACTCCTTTATTTTCAAGTCTGGTAAATGTTCTCTGTATCGTTTTCTCACTCCAATATGGAAAATTATTGATTCTCCAATCACTGTATGAGTTGTAAACCCAATATTTACCATCAACAAGGTTCTTTTCAGCTTTTTTATTAATTTCTAGCCAATAATTTAATTGATTTAACACTATTGCTTCGTTTAAATCTCCCAAAACAAGTGCTAAATCGGTGTTTACAATAAGTGTCTTTGATTTATCAATGAATAATTCTTTAAAATTCATAAATTACCTCCTGTGAAAGATAACGGCACTCCGCTTGTGCTTAATCTGTGAATAACAAAAACAACAAACAGGCAGTTCACAGGTCTGCTTTTCGCTTCGTCAAGCTAGTTTGTTGTAATCGGATAGACAGGAATCGAACCTGCATAACTGGTTTCTGAAAATACATTGTTGCTGATTACAGACGACTCCTGCCTATTACTTGGCAATGTTATTACCAGTCATCTTCTTTGATTGCTTACCCATTTGCATACTATCCGTTGTACAGTTTCTTGTGTTGGAAAGTATTTATGGCACTTCATTACACTATCTGCCATCCTGTTCGCAAATCAACCAACACAAGCATTTTGATTATTTCAGCAGGGATTACTGAAACGCCTGCTTATTCGGGAACTACCCGACCAATTGATGTGGTGTGGATTTGAACCACACAAATTCTTCTCGAGCAGAATATACCCTCTGGGTACTGCTTACCACTTGCATACACATCAACTCACATACGGGTTGGTTTTAGGATAATACAGGTAACCAACAACTATATTTCCATTTCACTTGTATGTGAGAACGCCGATATCGTGAATCGAACACGAACAACATTTTCTGTTGGATAGCTTAGCAAGCTACTGGAATACCTTTATCCCATATCGGCAAATACCGCCTATAACGGCTATCAAGAAACAAGAACAGAAACAATAAAATATTAGGGGTGTTTTGATAAGGAGTGCTTCTTGATAAGTTGGTTTTCACATGGCTATGTATATACACGCCAAACCCTCTCAAGCGGTCTTGCAACGCTTTTAACTGAACAAAATCCAAAGAGGTACATGAAAGGAGGACTGTTCTGTGTAAAATGCAAAAACACAATAATGAACAGCCAAACAAATAAAAAGAAAAATAAACTACCCCTGTGAGACTCGAACTCACGATAACGGAATCAAAATCCGGTGCCTTACCACTTGGCTAAGGGGCATTAAGTGGCTATTCTGACAATTCTATGTATTTGTCAATGTACCACTTAGCTTTTTTAATATCCTCTAAGCCATTCTTTCTACCACTTCGGTAATTGTACTTAAAAGCATTGAGCAAACAGAATGTTTTTACAGCTTCGATACCGAATATCTCAAGCATAACATCTATGCACTCATATTTGCCTGTGCAATAGTGCTGTGGATGATTTACAGCGTCATATGCGACGTTCCCTTTAACATTTGGTGCAACAATACCTAATGGAGTAAAATTGTCTGATTTGCCGCCACCTAGCTCAATTCTTGGCGTATCTTCACCACGATTGCCTATCTTCTTTTTCTCAAGCTTATCTGTAGACTTTTTATCGTTAGTACGCATAGCCATAGCCAAACCTAGATACTTATCGCACTGCATTTCTAACTCCTAACTCTTTTTTATTTTTTAAAATTTTTTGGAATTTACTCGGCTGAATTAGCCGTTTTCTGATGTGCTTATTGAATATCTTATGAATAATTAAGATGTGTCTATTATACACCTATCTATCAGATTTGTACAGTAGATTTATTGATTATATTATGTGAGTTATTATCAAAGCTATATATTAATAAATATAATGGTTATTTTATATAGTTTAATAAATTATTATTGATTGGTTATGTATATATAAATATATATAATAAGCCTTTTTATTTTTGAGAATATTTGAGCGACTTAGTTGGGGCGAAAATCTGAAAACTAATAACCCCCACGCCATGCGTTATACATTTTGCACAACGAAAACAGCTAATGCAGACCAGCTGCGGAGCAGATAATTATTATATAATTGCTGTCAATCCGCTTGTTTGCTGGCTTTGTCGTGTTTTTGTCGCTCAAATGTTCTGTTTTATCACTTCGCTAAACTCAACTTTAGCGAAGTGATGTTATTGTGAGTCAAACAGCTACAATCCGCTTGTTTACTGGCTTTGTAGGGTTTCTTGTACATCTTGCACAATGATTTCTTGTTGTGCAATTTGACGAACATTAGAGCCTTGAGCGTTTCCAGATGTGCCAAGCTGCGGAAGGTCTGCGGCTGTTTTAATGGTCTTTGTGGTGCTTTCTCTGCTAACTCCGGGAAGATTCCAAGCATAATGTCTGTTAAGTATTGCGAGGATTCCGACAGGGTTTTTGTTACCGGTTGCGAGCTTGTTTGATAGGCTTTCCTCGCGAAAAATGCGCAGTTTTTGCACGATGTCGAAGCCTTTTGTACTTAGTTTCCTTTCATCTGCTCCCCAGTCCATTAATGTATCGTAATTAATACCAGTTAATAAACTATATCCCATTATACTACATTCTTTATCATATACAGAACATAAATAATAATATATATATAGTATATACTCTAATTTATCATAATCATACATATAAAAATTACTATCCATAATACAATTAGTATTATTTTTATTAATATTCTTATTTAATTTTAATATACTTTTATCACTGAAAACATATTTATTTATATACATTAAAGCGGCGTTCCATCGGCTTTGCGGTTCTTTGGTCATATCTTCGATGTTGTGGTCTTCACAGAACTGCGATAGATACAGTTCTATGTCATTTTGAAATACTTCGGGCGTGTCTGCTGTTTCCTGTACTTTCTCCATCTGTTCCCCTTTCCGCCGGAGCTTATCCGGCTTATTATTAATATATACTAATAACATAAAAATAACCCGATAACTATTATATAATTATCGGGTGTATAACTGTTATTTAATTATTAGAATAATATAGCATAGATATATATATAAGTCAAATAAAAAAGAGAGCCGAAACCCTCTTTAATATACGCCCTGCGTTACGGTTAATCATTGAACACGTCAGAAAACATGTTTCAATACATCAAATGTTATTGTTTATCATCCGACAAAAATATAATATACAATTACTAATTATTTGTCAAGACAATTTTTTTAGCTCTTTCAAGAGCCTTTTCGAAATCTACAATCTTGTCATTTTTAACAAGACACCAGTAATTACAAAAAGCAATATGCCCAAATCTCCAATCTGAACCCATTCTGGCTTGTGTGTCGCTGCCAATATAAAAATCGTAACCCACGGCTTTATATTCGCCGTTTCCCATATGCTCCGTCGCTTCTACTGCGAAAACTTCGTCAGATTCAAACTTTTCTAAGTTCTCCTCACTAAAAAATTTTTCTAAATTCTTGATATCCTCGCTTTTTACTTTTCTATTTTTGTCAAATCTAATATTGCATTCTCTCATATCGTCCACCTTTTAGCCTTTCTTAATTGTTTTCCTTTTCACATTCAAAACCAAACAAAATATCATTTGCTAGCTCTTCGCTGACTTCCTCTTCTGTGATTGATTTTCTGTTCTCTGCTCCGATTATTTCGTCAAGGCTTGCATCTATGTCTGCAAGTGCCTTTTCTCTGTTAAATCCAAGTTTGACAACCTTGTTTAATAATTCGATTGTTTTCATTCTTTCCACCTTCCAACGTTTCCGCTGCCCTTTCTTTTAATGTACCTTGATTATATACCTATAGCGTTATATTGTCAACACTATTTTTAGTGTTATTTAAAAATATTTTATCTTCTCGTCATCGGTTGGTACTATTTCTATAATGTCGGATGGCTGACATCTTAGTATAATACATATCGTATTAATAGTATCTGTTGTTATTCCTTTTCCCTGTCTAATATTCTGTAATGTTGCTTGGCTTAATATCTTATCTTTCCTTATTTTAGTACTTGTGTATCCTCTGTTGGATAATTCCTTTAAAATATCGGTTTTATACTTCCACATATAAACGTTATCTCCTTTCATATTATAGATATAATAATACAACTTTTATTTTCAAAATGCAACTAAAAATGTTTTTATCTTTTCACTAATTTTAGTGTTGACAAGCACTATAATCAGTGTTATTATTAAGCTACAAAATAAAGAAAGCGAGGACGCAAGCATGGATAAACAATACAGACTTGTAACAGAAAGCGGTAAAATTTTATTAGACGGTGAGACATACAACCGCCGAGGAGCTGAAAGCTGGTTTGATGATTTCGGCGGTATCTATGAAGATGACGAGACAGGAACAGAAGAGAGAATATACATTGAGGAGGTAACAGAATGATAATAGGTTTATTAGAAAATGGTAATAAATGCGTTTACGATTTACCAACGGAAATCAAGACGGCGGCAGAGTTTGAAAGCCTTGTTTATGGCTATAATAACGGCAGACTTGCAGAAAGCCAGAGAGAAGAACTATATAACCAGCCTAAGTTATTAGGCTTGAATGGTCCTATGTGGAACGGCTGGGGAACACTTGCAAGCACGGGCGAGACGGTAGCGGTCATCCGCTATGAAAAGCCTTGTAATATTAATTAATGAGACAGGACAAACAATGAAAGGATGGTTGTATTATGAAGATTTTACTTGAAAAATTGGAAAAGCTGGAACAGCTAGAGAAAGCCGCAGACGAAGCAGAGAGCAGATGGACAGAACAGCCAGAAAGCAAAGAATTAGAAAATGCTTTTGATGAGGCATACAAGGCAGAATTTGACGCATATATCAGCGCTGCGAAATATATCGAATACATGACAGGCGGCGCGGTTGACTTTATGAAAGCAAAGGAATTGATACAGACTAAACGCGCGGAGCTTTTGCAGCTCTTAGCATAATTAGCAAGGTTAGCACCTCCGGGGTTCGATTCCCCGGCTTGCTTTTACCCGGATAACTGGGAAATTTTGAAAATATGGAGGTGGTACTGTGAAATATGTACACTGGCTAAAAATTGACGGATATTCAAAACTTGAAGAAACTGCTTTACAATTTCAATCTATCGAAAATTATCTAAAAGCCTATCCAAAGGCTAAAGCTATGTTATATCAATATGATAGCGGCTCATTTAATTGGATAGTGCGTTTAGAATGCGAACAGTGTTACAATGATTTAGATTTAGATGTCAATAGCAGCTCAACAAGATTAGAAAGATTTTCATCTAAACCAAAGAACATAGGAAGAGAAAGGATTTTCAACTTTCCAGAACATTACAAAAAATATATTGAATAAGGGCGTACATCCTGCGCCCTTTTAGCGTTATCTGGTGGCTTGTATGGGTTTAATTCCTACGGATGCATTAGCATATATTAATATGCTTTTTTTGCGTACCTTGAAAAATTAATACAATAATGTTATGCTTATGTATAAGGCTTTTGCGCCTTTTAGGTGTACAAGTGTACCCAATTGGGGCGCACGCTCTGTCAAATTCTCCAGAACTGACGGCAGCTCAACAGGCGTATTATATCCATTTTATACAATGCATTTAAAAGCATTTTAAGACTGTTTTGCTTTGTAGGCTTATAAATCTACATCGGCGCAATAAAACCGCTGTACAGGGCAAAGCACAAAGTCACAAAGTCAAAGCAAGCACGAACCGCAGCCGGTCAAGTTTATATAATGCACTTTAATCCGTTAAAGTTTTTCATCAATTTTTAAGAGCGAATCTGAACGAAATCAGGAGCAAAAATTGAAATTCTGTGTAACCGATTTTTAGATTCCAAAATTGCATATGACGGGGGTATTTGAAACGGCGCATTATAATTTTGTGGGAAAATTTTTTCAATTTTTAAAATATAATTTGAACGAAATCTGAACCAAATTTTGAGATTTTTTAAAATTGAAATTGTGAATACAAAAAGTCAACCCACGGGGGTAAAGAAAAATTTTACCTATATTCCGTGGGTTTTAAATTAGTTTATAAAAATAATTGGCTTATCATCATCAAAAAGATTGCTCACAACTTCTTGTCCTTTATCCACTAAATAACAAGAAACTTTCTGGAATCGCCTAAGACCCTTAATGATTTCGTATTTGTTATTAATTCTATAGATAGTTCCCGCAAAATTGCCTTTATTAACAGGAATATAAGATTGCATAGCAAGTGGAGCTGATACACATTTATCAAGCTCCTTGAGCTCTATAATATCTACTGCTTCAATCTTGCACAAATCACCATATTCACCCAATGATGGATATACCGGCGGATTTAGTAAAGCATGGTATATATCATCTATATCATTGTCAGTAGTTTTAATGTATATAGTTGTATATAAATCAACCAACATCAAATGATATTTAACTGCATTGACCCAACCTGTATGACTTCCGTTTGCGTTATCTGTTATGACATCCCAACGATTAAGCATTTCATCGCTAATTTTGTTGAAATTATAGCCACCGTGCCATTCTTTTTGCACCTTAGTATTATAAATTCCTTTGCCAGTAACAAAATAATCTAATTTATGATACATTTTCCATTGACACATTGAATGAATAAACCCATTAACTGTGCTAAATGGCGGCAAAGGGTAACAATCTGCACCTCTTGGTGCTGATGGATTGTTAAATCTAGCCATTTCTTGATACATTTTTAATCTTACAACTCTCATAATAAAACCTCTAAAATAAAATAAGTTGCACCTATACAAAAATGTATCAATGCAACTTTCCACTATGGTTCTATTAAGGTAAAATGATATATTAATTATCAATTGTTTACATCTATTAGATAATAGCATTTTTAAATATTATTGTCAACACAACAACTTTCTGTATAAATCAATGCCTTACTTGAATACCGGCATTGACTAAGTTCATATATTAATATTTCCTTTGTCATAGTCGGATTAGTCTTTTGAATTATCTTTAACAGCTCATCAATACTCATCATCCCACTCTCCTAACTGCTCTTAAAACCATATCAACAATGTCAAATACTTCATCACCATATGTTGCCACAAAATCGCACAATATCTCTTCTTGTTCGATAGGCAAATACACATCATAGGACATACAGACAGCGTGGCAGATTTCGTGTATCAAAACTTTGCGTTGCATAAATCCCTGTAGTTTGTCTGACAGATATATTGTATGCGTGTTTCTGTCAGTTGCACCTAAGCTGATTGTATTGTCCGACCGCCTTAATTCGCTTGAATTTGAATTTTTATATTGTATGTGCCAAATTGTACCATTGATTGTAAAAATCATCTGTATGCCCCCTTTTTAAATAAAACAGGCTATGAATATTGCTACTCATAGCCTTTAGAATTATATCTTAGATACAAGAGTGCTTAGCTTTGTTCTAAGTAAGTTTTTCTCTTCTGCTGACATATCGGCAACCATACCTGTAATGTCGCTTGCAAGTTCCTTAGTGTAGCTGTCAAGTGACTTCATCTTATGCTCCTTATCCTCTGGCGTATTAGCTTTGTGCATTTCCTTAGTTTCTGTGTACATTCTCTTTGCTCTGTCATAGCCACTTTCAGATGTATGTGTGGCTGTAGGCTCTGTATAGTACATTCTTCCGTATTCCCTATCCATATCACGCTCTGGGTACATATGGTAATAAGGTGGTTCTTCGTATCCTCTTCTGCCTACATAAGTACCTTTGCCTTTGGGGGCATATCTGCCAGTGCGCATATAGCGATATTCATCATAGTATCTTCTGCCACCCTCTTCGCCATATTCGTCTTTTAAGGCTCTAAGCAGCTCCTTATTGTACTCTTCTTCCTCTTCATCAGCTTTCTTCATAGACTTAACGATAACTGCCTTGTATTCTGCTTCGCATAAGTCCTTAATCATATCGACTGCTTCACCCATTTCCTCTGTATTGACATTCTCAATACCCTTATCAAGTTCGCATAGGGCTTTCTCTGTAAGACATTCAATCATTTTATGGATTCTTTCAATGTGCATACTTACACCCCCTTACGCTTCACGGACAGCAATTAAGTTGCTGTTCTGTACCTCAATAGCCTGTGTAGATGTATTCTGCACCGCTACTGTACTGCAACATCCGCAAGGTACATCAACATATGCTTGTGCCGATACATTAAATAAGTTTTCGACTGCTGCCGGAGTAACTATCATTTTTGTAGATTGTAAAGGTTCTCCATCCACTGTGATAGCAAGCGAAATGGCTTCTACTGTGCCGCCTGTAGGTATCTGAATATTGCCACTATACGATACTAAAAATCGTGCCTTGCATTGATTTGTAATACCTCTCAACTTGATAATTCCGCTACCCTGTCTGTGTACGATACACTTACTACCGCAAACTGGTGTTTCTGTGAATGCCACATCTTCGCCAGCGGCAACTGTTTGTAATGAAATTCCTGTAATTTCCATTTTCTTTACCTCTCTTTCTAAAAAATAAGGGCAAACTATACAAGTCTGCCCTTTAAATTTAAGTAATACTGCTTAGCAGACATAATCTTTCGAGTGTTCTTTCGAGTGGAACTCAATACTTAACTCGATTAAATTGAGTTAAATCAAGTTAAATTGAATTAAACCGAGTTAAACTAAGAATTAAACCGAGCAAATTTGATTAAGATACTTGATTATTCAGTTGTTTAGCAACCACAACCTGTATTGCATCCACATCCGTAAGCATATCCGTAAAGGTTGCTTGCCGGGAATGATGGTACTGGTGTAGGTCTTACAGCGTCGATTATCTGATTTGTCTGCGCTGCCATTGTTGTAGTCAGAAGTGCATTCTGTCTATCCTGTGAAGCAGCTCTGCGTAAATCATTGTTCTCTGCCTGTAATGTAGCTATCTTGTCATTAGTCAGGAAATCAAGGATGGCTCTCGTTCCTGCCTGCTGACTGTCAATAATATCTCTTGTATTATTGTTCATTGTGTTCTGCAAAGCACAGGTGTTAGTTGCCATATTGTAGTTTACGCCCTGAATGGCTTCTCTTGTCTCACAGCAACAGTTAGCAAGCTGTGACTGTAATGCGTTTGTATTCTGCATATTAGCGACTGTATCAGCGTTAATAGCCTGTTGAATACCGTAGCCTGTCTGCATAATGTTTGTATTTATGCCATTGAAGCCTGTGAGCATACTGTTGTTCATAGCATAGAAACCGTCACAAAGTCCGTTAGAAATGCCATCAAGTTTTGAAACAACAGCCTGATTATCAAATCCACGCTGAATAGCACTGTCTGTATAAGCGGCAGCAGTAGAACCCATTCCGTTACCGTTACCCCAGCCGTTGTTACCAAAACCACCCCAGCCGAAAATAAGAAGAATGACAATCCACCATGCACCGTCTCCCCACATACCATCATTGTTTCTGTTATTGCCTGTTACTGCGGCAATATCTGCGAGACTAACTCCGTTTGAATTAAACATCTTGTTTACCTCCATTTATTTTATTAACAAATGGGATAACCGGTCATTATGTGCGCACACCCAAAATGTCCTAATTCATCATTTTCTTAATATCATTAAGATTTATTCCTTGTGTATTCATAAAATTATTTAAAATCTGCTCTGCGCCTTGCGTATTTCCACTGTTTATTTGATTAAGCAAGTTTTTTGCCATTGGATTACCTTGTTTAGCAGATTGTTGTAAACAATTCATAGCCATTTGTTGTGGATTCTGAATTGACTTAAGCTGATTTATAGTTTGAATTAGCTGCGGATTCATTCTTCATCACCGCCCTTGCTTTGAGCTTTTGAAGTTTTTCTTTGCGCTCCTAAAGATTTATCAAATCTATCTTCCAACTGCCCTATCTTCTCTGATAGTTCATCAAACTTATTCATAAACAGCTCTGTGCTTTCGTCTGACAGGTCAAATTTCGATTTTTTATCATTAGATGATAAATTGTTAGAGTTACTATCCAAACATGGCTTATAGGTCAAAATACGAGTTGTAAAGTCTGACTGCCATTGTTTGCCGTAAATTTCTGTTCCGTCAGCCTTTGGGAAATAATAAATATTGCCATCCATAGGAATATCTACAGCCTTGACAGCCTCTATACTATCAACAATTTTCCCCATAACATTCTGTTGTGATGTTCCCGGCATTTGTGTCGGTAAAATTTGCTCCTGTTGCTGGTATCTCTGCATATTTGCCATAGGATTGTATTGATATGTTCCATATTGCGGTACATATCCATTATTCATCATAGGTGTTGTCTGATAAGGATTGTTTATCATCTTCTACCTCCTCTAAAACTTCCTCGATTGCGTGGATAACAAGAGATAATGTCACTAAGTCAAGTTTCTGTAATTCTTCTTTGCTTAAGATTTTTTCTCTAATTTCATCCGAAAACATTCGCACTACCTCTCTTTCTGATTATATTTTGGCATAAAAAAAGACGGATTAACCGTCATGTTTCCGACAGTTATCCGCCAAAAATAAGCAAAAAAATAACGCCATTACGGCGTTTGCTAAACTTCTATGATTACTTTCTTGATTACCTCTTTATTTTCTTGCAAAAAGACGATGTTCAAAAAATCTCCTTTCATTCAGTGTTTATGTGGGTTTGCAGTGTTTCTTCTCCTTGAAAAAATAGCAGGGGATGAGAGAATCGAACTGCATTGACCACTTCCTTATTCCGCTCTATTA